AAGGATATGAAGAAGTGCAACGCAATCCAACCATACACGCGCAGTTCAAAAATTCCGGGATGACGTATTATCATTATGCTGATTACAATAAAACAGATTTAGTGAAAGCATATTCAATCCTTAACAACTATGCTAATAAACGCATGGCAGAGCACATGCCGGAATGTTTTGCTGGGAAAAAGGTAACCCTTACCCCACAAAGAGCTAAACTATTCGAAGCTATTTCAGAGGTGAAATAGTGTTAAAAGCTCTATGGAAGTTTATTTCATTGAAGATTATTTCTCCCATTTCCTGGGGAAAGATTCACGCTTTCTTCAGTCATGGGAAAGCCTACAACCTCACCACGGCAGATTGGTTTAACTTAGCCAAGCTATGCAGAGATAATCACTACGTGATACTGACGCGAAGGAAGACGCATTTAACCACCTATTTAATCAGTCTTGGCGGGCTCCTTAAAGGAGGAAAACTCGGTTATTGGACACACGCTTTTTTGAACCTCGAAGACGGAATTAACGGATTAGAGGATTTTAAGTTTATTGAAGCGATAGGGAAAGGAGTAATTTACTCCCCTTTCGAGAAAGTGTTTGATTGTGACTCCGTTGTCCTCTTAAAGCCTAAAGGATTTACCCGTGAAGATTGGACGACAGCACTGGACAGAGCGAGAAAATTTTACGGAAAACCTTATGATACTTTATTTGATTTGATGAATGATGAAGCTGTTTCGTGTGTAGAGTTAGTGCGTGACGCGATTAGGGTTGCTGTTAATTACGAAGAACGGTTTAAAGAATTCGAGAAAAAGATAATGCAGGCTAAAGGATTAACACCCGATATGTTCTACTACTGCGGGGACTTCGATGTAGTGGTAGAGATTCGTCGGTGACTGTGTGTTGACTTGGATCAGGGAAGTGAGTAAAGAGGATTTAGCGGATAGTCTTTTGAGCGCCTCTCCGCTGCTTCCTTTCTACCAGTTCTGATGAAAAAAGCCAAATACGATCATTAGGAAAATTGTTATGACAGATTTAATGTGTTTGCCGTCTAATTCGGGTTCGACGGTTTCCTCCGTTACGTTAGCCGATGCCTTGGGAGTTCGACACGCTGAACTTCTTCGGAGCATTCGGAGAATGCTTCAAGCTTGTCCTGAGTCAATTACTCGACGCCACGTGGCGTCGAGTGAGCGGGAGACACGGAGAGGGAAAACTCCGTGCTTCGAGTTGACGGCGAAAGGAATTTTGCTTTTCGTCACATACGTTCAAGCGGAAATAGATAAATTTAATAAAGAGAAGGATTAAAATTAAACCCCGAAAACTTTAATAAGACCACCTCTTATGTTAGCCGGCTTAAAATTGAGCTGGCTGATTGACTCAGGACAAGAATCTAAAGTTACTCTCTCATTCGATAGCGACCTGTTCCTACTCCAGAAATCAAATCGTCAAATACTTCAGACACGTTAAACTCTTTATTGGGTTTAGTAGCCTGTTGTCGTTGGCCCATGCTGGCGGCGGCTTGCTGAACTCGATTTAATCCCTCTTGCTTCTTGCTGTCGATAGCCCGGCCCACCTCGGCCTGGATTGTTTTGCCTGATCCCGCCTTTTTCGCTGCATTAATCAGCTCAATAATTGGTTTTGCGCGACGTGCAAAGATAGAGTCCAACGTTTTAATGGTGACCGCTTCCTTCGCGTCACGTCGTTGACGGCCTTCCATAAGAGAACTTTGCAAAATATCCTTCATCACAGGGAAATATTCCTCAGGAATGCGGGTTCGGACTTTAGCCATTAAACCGTCTCCCCACGATTGGACGGTGTGACGGTCAGCTTCCGCCGCGGATTCCGTTCGGCGTTGCTCTAATTGAGCTTCCCGTTGTTCAAGAGCGTCTAGTTTCTTTTGAAGGATGTCAGCTTGGCGGAGTTTACGGTCAATTTCCCGGTCTTTAACGGGTCGGGAATAGTGATCTGCCTTGGCAATCAACCAATCTTTAACGGTTTCATCGTCAAGGTCTTCCATGATTGTGTCGAGAAGAGTTAACGGTTCCTTTTCAATCATTTCGTCAATGCGTTGTGCGTAAGCATGGCTTGCTTCGAGGTCAGGAATTCGCGCTTGAAGCTCTTTATGCTGTTTGTAGATTTTCTCTGCCACTAAAGCTTTGGTAATGGCTCGGTCTATCTGTTCACGGCTTTTAAATTGGATTTGTTTCTCTTCATCTCCAATTTTACCCGTGTATTCGTAAGCAAATTCTTTATCCGCTGCCGCCTCAGACTCATCCAAAGTTCCCGGCAAGCGAGGATCGCTCTCTTGGGCCGCTGGTTTCTCTGTAGCGGCGGGCGGCTCATCTCCCGAATCTCCCAGGTGGTCGTATAAATCTTGAATTGACTTATCTTCATACTTCTTTGCGTTGGAAAAGTCTTGCGAAATATCGGATTCCAATCCGATTTTCCTGGAAAACTCCGAGAAAATATCTTCGGGAGTGTAAACTCCTTCAGGTTGTTTTATTCCTGAAGATCTCACCGGGGCCGAGGACGTCTGAGGCGCAGGTGCCGAGGATGTCTGGGGCGCGGGTGCAGAAGTTTGAGGAGCTGTTTGGAAATTGTCTGCCATAAAAAGCTATCTCCTTAGATTGTTGGCCCGCTAGGTTGTGCTAGCGGTGTGGGTGGTGAATTTGGCGGAGGCTGTGCAGGTTGCCCGGGGCCAGCCCCCATGGGAGGTTTACCTTGTGGCCCAGGAACGGGGGGTTTCTGTTGCCCTTTGGCAATTTTCTCGGCAATACGTTTTACATGAGCCTCTCCATGTGACCATATTGTTTTCTTTATTTCAACGGGGAGCGATTCAAAGGTTTCTGACCGCGCGAATTCTTCTACCGCAGCCGCGTGCATCTCGTCATCGTCCCAAGGTTGAATGACTACCGCAGTTCCATTAATTATTTTGTCGATTTCCGCTTCCTGCCGTTTGTTGGACTGCCCTAAATCTTGTTTGACATCTAACATACTGCCGTCGATAAGCAGTGATGCCGCTTTTCGCATGTTGCCGCCTGCTTTTTCGTAGAAACCACTCTTGATAAATTCGAGCAACTGTGATTTTCGCGCAGCGGGGTCGACTGGCAAGTAAGGGCCGTAGTCTACGTCAATATCGTAATCTCCAACTAAGGAGGAAGCACTAAAGTACCCGTCATTAGTGAAGCTTTCGATGCCCACAATATTTAACCTACGTTGTTCCGTCATATATTGCTTGGTATTCTCTAATCCCTGGTAGTATATCTCTCGCAAAAACAGTTTCTTTTTGTTAAACAGCCGGATTCTGTATTTGTCGTCCATTTCCATCGCAGATTGTACGGCATAGGCGGATAACTCACGAGGGATTTGACCTTGAGAGAACTCATTCATCCCGTAAATATTGTTAATGTACGCTTTTTGAATTTCGTAGGCTCTCCACACGTCAGTTGTGACGTTTGCGGGGCGAATTAGCTCAGGTTTCCCACCAGTCGTGGGGTTGAAATAGCTCACGCCTTCTAAGGAGTTATTAACCGTGTCATCGTTTACGGCTCCTTCAGGAAGTAGCATTTTATTGCCGCCGAATAGCGCGATGTTCTTGTGGATAAGGTACAAAATGTTATTGATGCAAAGTTGTGCCTGGTACCCGTATACAATTCGGCTCATCCCCATCACGTTGTTAGGAATATCCACGTCGGTGTAGACGGAATAAGGTAAACGCTTGTGCGTGAACGGGTTCGCTTTCCTTGTCAGTAATCGAGGAGCTTCTGGGTCGACGAAAACAGATTGAGAGCCAAGAAATCCGTTCCAAGGGCGGCCCCGTTGATGGTAAATGTAAAGCTTGATAAGATTTACACTTTTATCCGCCTCTGCCTGGGCACTATCGTTGCGTACCTTGTGGAATTCACGCAAAATGTTTTGCTGATCTGTTCCACCAAAGCGATACATGGCTTCTTCAAACGGTAATTCCCATTCTTCAAAACAATCTTCACAGTTTTGCCAATGATCCGCCGAAGCATCTGGAAAGAATTTACGAGGATGGACATTCCGTAAATCGTAATCCCCCTCCATCTTGAAGCCTTTTTGCAGCATTTGTTCCAACGCTACCGGGTCTTCCGGGAAGTTATCTAAGGGCATTTCACCGCCGTCGGCGTCCCATCCGTTGTAAACAATTCCTGAACCGTGAACACAAAGGTGAAGATATGGCCCTGATTCCAGGGTTTCTTGCAACTTCATTCTCTGTTTCATGAATGGTAGGTAGTTCTGAGCACATTCCACCGCTTTTTTAGTAGCTGGGTCTTGCTTTCTCGGATTAAATTGCACAATCGGATCAGAAATACAGAGCTTGGAATGCAGGAATAAGATAGCCTTCGCCAAATCTAATCCTTCAACCATTGGCATCTCTTGCTGCATATTTTTACCAGAATACAACGCCTGCGTGGCTAGCCCGGTATCTAATCCCGCGTGGTCTGCGGGCGCAGAGATGGCCTGATACGCGGCTTCCGCCATATCATATTCAGGTTTTAGCTTGTCCATTTTCCTTTTAGACTCGTCAAACTTCGAAGCTAGCATTTTTATGTATTCATCATCTGACAGTAACCGTATCCTTGCCATAATTATTACCTCGGTTGACGAAATCGTTGTTTAATGGTGTGCTCATTTCTTCTTTGTAATATTTGGGTTTCGTCTTCAAATATCTTTAATACTTTGCCTAAAATTCCAATCTTCTGTTGCAAGTCATCCAACCTATCCGCCATGTAGGATACTTGGAGGGACTGACTTTTCTTCCACTGAGCCACGTAATAAAAGGATACAAATCCAATAATAGTGTTCAGGGCTAATAATCCAATGATAAAGTACTCGCTCATACTATCTAACTCCTCGTCTATATACTGGTAATCTACTGAAAAAAGGTGTGTGTAATGTTTTCACAAAGTGTTGCTTTTTCGGGATATTTTCGGCATTGGCGTGAATGTTTGCTATCGCTTGCTGCATAAGCGTTTGGTAATCTGGATTCACTGGAATCCTTTTAGGGATTTCTCTACTGAAATACATAAGGCAATCCAGCATGTGGTCTTTCTTTTTAACCACTCCGAATCCATCTTTTTTAAATTTATACTCTCTAAGCTGAACTAACAGTAAGGCCGCTCCGGTTTCAAAGAATTTAACTCTTTTTGAGCCTACTGATTCACGGGTAGCCATGATGGCGGCTTCTCTATTCTTGAGAATGCAAGAACGGTAGCCCTTGTTTTTAGTCTCCGCTCCGAACCAAGCTTCAGCGTTATCATAAACACTTTCATGGTATCTGTAGCTAGGAAAAGGCTTAAACTTCTCTATCGCGTCCATAATATCGGACGCTTTAACGATGTGACCCCACGTTAACTCTTTGGCTAAGTAACAATACCACTCGCCGGTTGCCGGGTCTTCGGCAAATTCACAGTGCCCAGTTACGTGACTCGCCGGGTCGGTGTACCTTACTCTTCTCCACGTTTCCGGGATGGGAAAATCCCGTACAATCTCCGGTTCAATTCCTTCAAATACCGCTTTGTCGGGAGTTTTGACGAACCATGTGCCGTAAAGACGGGCGTTTCTTTCATTCTCTGGCATGTTCGCGTATTCCGCCAACACCCGTTTCATTCTTTCAGGATTTTCAGAGTAATGGGGATTGTCGTAAATGCCCCAATTATGGAAGCTCATCGTCCCGCTATTGCAGGAAGAGTCAAGATATTTTACAATATCGTCGTTTTCAACGAGAGACGTAAAACTTAACGTAATGCTTCCATCTAAGTCAAAAGTTCGGACAATTAGTTCCGTAATTGTCTGGTAATCAGAAGGCATTTCGTCGATATAGACACTGTTTACCGCGAAACCCATCTTCGTGGTTTCTTGCTGTGCATAAGTTTTAAACTTGAGAACGTCACCATTCTTAAAGATAACGGATTCGATATTTCCTTGGTTGGTTTTCTTTATATCCATGATATACCAAGCAGGAATCATCTTTTCGAGGTATTGAGTCCACATCACACCGTTGACGAATTCATAAGTCGGGCCAACAATCCAGTGAATCTCTGATTTTGTTCTAAAGTATCTGGTTTCAAGCTCGACCGTCTTCGCTTTTTCCATCCAACGCTTGTCGTGGATTTGAAATACGTTGTAATCCTGTCGATACCAGTGAGTTTTTGTAAGTTTCCACGCGAGATCTCGCATGGCAGTAAAGGTTTTAGCCGCTCGGTTACCACAACGAGCGAGTTTGGACAGGCTTTTGTCCTTCAAAAAGGCGATTTGAGCAGGGAAAGGCTTGGCTTTCGGATTGTCAGGTATGAAAGAGTCCACCAAACGGTTTCGCTGGTTGATAGATTCTTCCTGAATTTGCTCAATTAAGGCTATCTTGTCCTTATCTAATGCCATTTTATGCCTTGTAGAGTATCTTGTCTTTGGTGGATTTCTTAGTTGGTTTCTTCTCTTCTTTTTTCGGAGCCATTACTTTTAGCCGAATTTCGTGAGCCGAGGGTAACGCCGCCGGAGCCGAAGTGGGGCCAAGGTAATCTCGCAACTTGCTCTTTTTCACCTTTGCCAAAACTTTCTTTTTATCCTGGCTCCCCGCGACTGCTTCGTCGTGGTGAAACCAAAAGTCTGCGATTGCCATAGAACAGCTCCATTGAACATGTTACATTACTGAATGAGTACACAGATAAAACCGTCTTGAGGATAGCCTAACATGAGCAGAGACATCAATCTAGCCGAGATGCTGGAATTAGACTCCTTTAAACCTAGCGATAACCACATTGCATTAAAACTTCTTCTCCACGAACGAGCCCCTTCCAGTGTTTTAGGGAAGGTTACTGAAGGTCAAATTGAACTTTTAGTCCCGTATATTGCACCTTTCAAATACGTTCAACTGGCTTCCTGGATTGAGCAACCGGGATTTTTCCTGTGGTTGCTGTCTCCCGATTCCCACCTCATGACAATTCAAAAAGCAAAACAGAAAGCCGCCGATGTGGTCACCGAGATCCTCGACCTCGCACTTGACTCGGGTGTCGATTCAAAATTAGCTATGGTAAAGTTAAAAGCAGCCGAGTTATTGCTTAGAACCGATATGAGAAAAGAACAGAAAGTAAATCAGACTATTAACTTTAAGAACACTGCCCAGGTACCTAAACATCTTGCCAATAAATCCACAGAAGCATTAGAAGCAGAACTCAAAAGATTACAGGGGTGACCATGAATATTGCGTTTTCTAACATAAGTTTTCTGAGCCACGATTCGTATTCCGGGGCGGAAACGATTGTGGTTCTTCCTTCTACCACGTACACTTCACGACCTTTTAGTCTCACTTTCTGGGATAGCAAGGATGGAGTGTTCTTTACCCTTTCCGGGACAAGGTACGGGACTCTGACTTCCGATGTGCAAGTCACCTTGGAACAAGCGACCCTTTCGGACGCTCCCGACGCGGAATGGGAAACGGTTGTCGCGGCGGTCGACTTCGGCGCGGGCGGGACTTCGGGAACTCCCGCGAGCGAGTACTTGACAATTGGGCTATTCCCCACAGCCGGGCAAACCCTCATGCCCTTTATGAGAGTGAAGGTAACCGCCCAAGCAGTGAGCGGCGCAACGATTACAAAATTCTTCAGAACTACGAGAGGTAGGTAAAGATGTCTTACTCTCTGATAGAGATACCAAAGGAAAATTATTTGCGGCTGATTACAGATAGCACCCCCTTATACATTCCGATGGGGGCTCTAAGTGCCGCCGACGCCACTACTCTCATTGTAGGCCTGGTAGTTGGCATCTTTGGCGGCACATCTGCCACAATCACGATGGAGGAATCCTTCGATGCCGGGGCTACTTATGCCGCGGTTCCCGCGTTTACTGCGGATGTAATCACCGGAATTGGTTTGTCGAAGATAAAATTAGACCCAAGTAATGGGCCATTGTCACCGGTTGTTCGAGTAAAAGTCGAAGCGGCGGCAGGTACCACGCTTTATCTTTCCCGAGTTTTCAGAACATTTGTTCAATCCAGCGTTATGGTTCCACGAGATGTTACCTTGTCTAGCAACGCGGCAACCGAAGCAACACAGATTCAAGTTCTTGCCGAGTTAATATTGATGGCAGGGTACATCGATGGATTAGAAACTCTAGTTGCGTCAACAAATACAAAACTCGATACACTTCACACGGATATAGCTACAACAGTAGTTGGACATATCGATGGAATTGAAACATTAATTGGCACTACGAATACGAATGTAGCGGCAGTTACTACTAGACTTAATCAGATGGGGTCAGCATTATTTACCAAAGCATACGATGAATTAGATGCTTCTGTAGACGCTACTCACGATTATTATGTGACTAAGCTGGCTACAGTGACGCAACAAACGCTTACGATTACGTATAGCGACGCCACAAAAGATACATCAACCGCAAATTACAAGGTGGTATAAGATGGCCCATACACCACGACAACAAATTTACAATCCTTTAACGGGTTCTGGATTCAATTTAGTTCCACAAGATCTAGCACAAGTGGTTACTGTTGGCAAAAGCGGCGCAATGTTTACCGACATTCAAGATGCAATTGACAGCATTTCAGACGCAAATAGTTTAACAAAACCGTATGAAATAATAACTTGCCCGGGAACTTATACAAAAAATTTAGTACTTAAGGATGGCGTATTTCTAACAAATGGCATTACTGCCACTGTGTTCATTGTAGGAAAAATAACATCGACGGGCACATCAGGAATTAAAGGGATCTCAGTATCCTATGCGCCCATTGCGGATAATGAAATTATTGTTGATGTAAGCGGCACCAGATTTAGTCTTACCGATGTCACCGTCTCCGCAATCGGGAGTGGAGATTTTATTTGTACTGGGGTTAAATCTTCTTGCACGTCTTTTGCGTCTACTAATACAACGGTTGCCGACGTTAGATCCGCGACAATTACAAAAAACGTTATTGGATGGGATTTAATAGGAACTGGAACAGTCACGTTATTTAACCTCGCTGTTTCCATGCGAGGCAATTACAGCGCAGGAACACACTCTTTAATTCGGAATGGGACAACCGGTAGAATAACAATCTCTGGTGGATCTCTATTTTTTACCGATACTATCGGCACATTTGCTGGAGAAGTTCGCGGATTTAGTACTGTAGCAGCAAATACCTCAGGGGCTATCAACGGATTGTCCATGCGCCTAACTGGTATCTCTGGAGGAACAGCGACAGCATTTCATTCTGACGGAGCTGGGGCGAATCTATTACAGACTAACTGTGTCGCTGTAATAAACGGTTTTACGACTATGAATATCACTGACACCGCTGCCGCTGACACCCAAAAAGTAATGCAATGCACGATGAATAGACCATTAACACAAGCGGGCGCTGGCGTATCAATAGTAACGCCTAAAGCAGAAGAGCATTGCGGATTTATTGCCTTTGCCGGCTCTGGGGCTGCTTATAGTTATGTCGTTGGCACTAGAGTATTTACATTGTTAAGAGCTGGTTCTGGACTGATCAAATCAGTGCCAGTTTCATGGGCAGCAAATCAAACTGTCACGCTCACTGATTACGCGACTAATTATGTTTATATTGACGGCAACGGAGCAATTGGAACTAACACATCTTCTACCGGGCTTTCTGACACAACGATAATTCTATTTGAAGTTTACAGCGACGGAACTGCATATGTCGTGGCTAAAGAAAATCACGGTGCAAATTTTCAAGAAAAGACATCGACATATCTGCATAAATCCAATGGGCCGTTGCTCGAAAATAACGGTGGAGCGACAATAGGAACGCTGGTTGCTGCTAGCAGGACAGTGAATTTAACTGGCGCGTGTACACTGCTAGACCACGGTTTAGAGACAACAATCCCCGATAGCGCTGCTACCGCACTAACGTTTCGCGTCGTCTATGTAGCGGCAAGCGGGCTAACGCAGCTAAGCACGCCAACAACAGCGGCCCCTTTATTTTGGAATAACGGCACAGCGGCAACCGCATTAACTGGGACACAACGCGCTAATATGCGAGTTGGTGTGCTTAAAGATGATATTAATTCAGCAAATCCAACGTACATTATTCAGCTTGACGCAACTGGGACATATGCCAGCAACGCATCCGCCGCTAATGCCATTGCTGCGGGAAACGTTAGTGCTTTTTCGGCGCAGTTGAGGACACTCGAAATCGTTCAGCTTGGATTTATCACGGTAACTAACGCGGCAGGCGGATCTATTGTCGCAGTAACCCCAGCAAAACAAGTTGCGAATCAAACTTATGCTGGTGGATCAACGGCGGCAGGCGCGGCAATTACTCTCGATACAACAAATTTTAACGGAGAGCTAAGCGGCGCGGAATCAACTGTTCAATTATTAGCTGATCGGCTTGATGATTACAATTCTGTACTAGATTGGGGAACCGCTAAAACATATCGCATCGGAAATTTCGTTAGAGTGACTACCGAAGGATTTGTAGGACAATGGCGATGTGTCACTGCTCACACAGCAAGCGCCGCACTTACTACGGATATTAATTTAGGATACTGGGAGATTGTTTCAAACTCTGAAGGCTCAAGAGAGTTAATTAACGCCGTCGCACATGGCTTTGTTGCTGGTGATGTCCTTTATTCGAATGCGGGAACTTACACAAAAGCAAAGGCTGCCACAGCAGCAGCAAGTGAAGTTATCGGTGTAGTTGTTGGTGCCACTACGAATTATTTCGTGCTGGCTAAAACCGGAAAGATTACAAAAACCGGTTGGGGATTAACTGTCGGTGGCATTTATTACTTAAGTGCTGCAACAGACGGTTTAATAACTGCTACCGAGCCTGGAGTAACTGCTTATTCGGTGAGAATTGGCGTTGCGGTCAGTGCAACTCAGCTCCAATTAAATATCGGTAGGTGGCGGTCTTATGTGGGGACAGCGGCATTAGGTAAGATTATTTACGCTGCGACAACAGGATTTAATATAAATAACGGCGCACTAACCGTTGCTGATAGTGGCTCTTTTTCGGCAGGACTTTCTTCTCTTACAACTGCTTCCCAGCATAATATCATCGGCATAGAGGGCACTTTAGGGTCTAATCCTCTCCTTATTTTAACCGCACTAACTGATGCTACCAACAACCCAAAACTCTATTTTGGTATTGACATCTCCGGCGGAAATTGCTGGCTAGCGTCTGTTAAAACGGGAGTTGGTGTTGGTACTGGATTGCGCTTTGGAGCGTTTAACGTCGATGTGGGGGGCTATGCCTCGACTGGCGGATGGGTGCTTGGCGCAAGCAGTGGAACGGCATTGCACACACTAAATACAGCGGCATTAACGACATCTACGGCCGCAGGTGTTAGCTACCTACAGATTATAATTAATGGAGTCACGCGACGAATCCCAACATATGATAATGCATAAAAGGAATAATTATGGCGTTAGTAAAAATTGACTCTAAATGGAAACAAACAGAAATAAACGAGTATTTTAATTTGAGGTTGAATACTATCGAGAAATACATGCCCCATTTGATTATAGGCTTTGCTGCTTGCATTCCAGACGAAGAGTCTGTCAATGAGAGCACTGTTTTTAGTGCCGCAACAAAGGCAGAAATACTTGGGGCACTTGCAGAAATAAAAGATAACGTGAAGAAGAAGAAGTGAGATGTTACCGCGTCAAGGAGGACGATTGCTATGACACCACAAATAGTTTCTGCTATTATATCTGTTTTATCCACTTTCATTGTTGCATTGCTAGGGGCTATCTGGCGAGAAATGCACCGTTTGAATCAACAAATGCAACGGATGAACGTCGGAATGACTACACAAAACTCTCGGATTTTAGTATTAGAACGTTTGGCGGATAAGCTGCCATGCGTCAGAACTTTAACTTGCCCTAAACCAAAGGAATAATAAATGGAAGAGTTTATTTTAGACAACCAAACGAAGGATGCCGTTGTTAATGCGTTGTCAATAGCAATACACCCGCACGTATCGTTCAAACAAGTTCATGAGTTGATTTTAATTATTCAGCAATTGCCGAAAAAAGAAGCCCCTATTCCAGTACCAAAAGGAGAATAAATATGACGACCGTAGCACCTGTCACCATTTTATCCGTAACCAGTCGAGGATACTTAACGTATTCTGACACAGTTACCGTTCCACGAGGCTTCTTTGGTGCGGCTTTTTCCGCCCTCTGGGCCGGAGTAACTCCCGCTGTAGTTACCTTTGATTCAGGAGTTAAAGCGTCAAAAGCTATTGCTGACTTGACTTACACGGCAGATATTGTTGGAACTGCCGGGAACTCGATTACTGTACAGTATCTTGATTCCATAAAAGCCTCGAAAGTTATCCAGGATATTACTTATACTGCTGACGCTAAAGGCAGTGGTGGGAATGCTATTACCGTTGCTTATACTTCCGGGGGCTCCGCCGGAGCTGAAGTTGTTACCGTTGGAGGCAGCGCTATTTCCGTAGCAGTCCAGGATCAAGCTTCCTATGCCGTGAAAACTTTTGTTACGGGTACCGCATCTTCTAAGATAATTCAAGATTTAACTTACGTCGCCGATACGAGAGGCGTTGCTGGGGATTCTGTCACCGTTGCCTACGCAAACACTGGGTTCGGGGGGCAAGAATCCTCCTCAGCCGCAGTCTCCGCAATCACGGTTGCCATGCAAGGGGTTTACGCTTCCGGCACATTTGTTTCCGGCATCGCTCCATTTTTGCTATCTAACGGGCTGACCTTTACTTCAGTTGTGCGCGACACCGGCGTTTACCTCGAAGTGGATTTCGACGGCGGCGGCACTGCGGGAGCTGAAGCAGTTACGTTAAGCGGAACAGGCACCGCGTTAGACCCTTACAAGATTTTAATTGTGGTTGAATCCGGTGTGTCTACCGCTGCACAAGTTAAGACAGCTTATGACTTAGTCGCAGCGGTTACCGCAATCGCGACAGTCGCAGTCACCACTCCCGGAACAGTCACGCCAACGGTTTCTACGCCATTAGCGGGTGGGGTAAATTCCGGCGTTCATGTTGGCAACAATACTTTAGCCATTGCCGGGCATACTTTAGTCGACGGTGTTCGAGTTCGGCTTACTTCACCAGGCGGAACGTTGCCCGATCCACTGGCTACCGGTACAGATTATTGGGTGGTTAACTCCGCTCCTGGCTTGATCAAGTTAGGGGCTACTTTCGGCGGCGGCGCGGTAAACCTTACCGACCAAGGCACTTCCGGGGGTACTTTCACAGTGGTTCCAAAGGGAACTTCTGCCGCTGAAATTAAAACTGCGGTTGAGGCAGACGCTCCTTCTGCCGCTCTTGTCGATATTACGGTTTCCGGCACCGGGACAAATCAACAAATTGCTCAAGTTGCTACCGCGTTAGCAGGTGGCGTCAATTCCTCAGTCAATCAAACCGCCAATACGATAACAGTTCCTACTCATGGCTACACAACTGGAAATAAAGTAGCAGTAACCGGTGGAACACTTCCCACAAATCTCGTAACCCCCTCTTGGGTTATTGTGATTGACGGAAGCACGCTAAAGTTTGCAACTTCCTACGCCAACGCAATGGGAGCTACGGCAATTGATATTGCTTCTGATGGCGATGCCACAACAACTTATACCTTAACCCCGGCTTATTCGACAGCAACAATGGTTAAAGCTGCGGTGGATGCTTCGGTGGCGGCTGCGGCTTTAGTGGATACTTCAATCACGGGAACAGCGGGTAACTTTCAAGCCATTTCTGCGGTCGCTAATTTAGCGGGCGGGTATGGTGGAGCCGGGGCTTCTGCACAAGTAGTTGTTACGGCAAGCGCGATTCAAGTTTACCTGGAAACCGGCGTAACCACGGCGGCCCAGGTGAAAACGGTTGTCGATGCTTCGGTTCCCGCAGCAGCTTTGGTGGATGTTTCGGTGACTGGAAATGGAGCGGCTGCACAAGTCGTTACCGCAGCAACTCCGTTAGAAAATGGTGTCGACAATGACTTTACCAAGTCAACCGAGGCACTTCCTAACCGAGTTTTCATTACAGGCCACACTCTCGTTACCGGTTCTTTGTTTGCATTGACTACGGGAGGTGGGCTTCCTGCGGGTTTAGCGGCACAGAATTATTACGCGATTCGTATCGATGACAACACGTTAAAGTTTGCCTCTTCACTAGCTAATGCGTTGGCGGGAACAGCGGTTCCCATCACCGGAGACGGAACAGGACAACACACGGTAACCGCAGCCGCGTTTGCAGCAACTCTCAGCCTTCAGTGGTCAGTCGATAACAGTTTGTGGGAAGATGTTCCTACGGGCTACGGAGGAGAAGCGGTAAATATGGCGGGACAGACTTCAAATATTTGGACAGTTAATAGCATCCAACCTCAGTATTTCCGGTTGAAGTTAAATCCTTCCGGTGGACAGATTACCTGTACCGCGGTTTCCACGGTTAAGTAACCCTTCGGGGTTTAAATTATTATTTAACCTGCGTAGGGTCTTCCTGTACTAATGTTTCCTCGTAACATTCGCCGTCGTTCACTCCTATCTTTCTCCTGTTCGGCGGCTACATCCGTGGGGATATATTCACTGGAAACTAGAATATCTCGAAATACTTTCTTAAGCACATCAAGATAAACATAACCCTCATCATTTTTCATGTTTCCTGCTTTAATTTCTTTCTCAGTGTAGCCAAGAATAAACTTCATATTGTCTCGAACTAAATTGTCTGGCACATAAAATCCCATGATAAAGTCTCCTGTAAAAGCTATGCACATGACGCGGAGTAATCCGCTAATCTCGGGATACTGGATTCAGTTTACCTTGTCAAGTTAAAATAGGATGGAGGAAAGTAAGATGGAATGGATAGAGTGTGATAGAGGGCTCATTGACTTTTTACCTCATCCCTCGCAGGGTAAGATTCGATATATGCGTTCAATAGGGGAAAAGCGGGATGAAGCAAATTGGCGGTAAAAAGATTATAGAGCAGATACGAATGACGTTCCATCCACAATTATTTGTCGATGTTGCCAGTAATATAGCTTATGTTTATTCGTTAGATTGGCAGAAATTAAACCCGAATAAGTTTTACTCTTTGATGGAAGTGAAGGACGCAGTTCTTCCCGAAATTCCGCCAGAAGTACTTGCGGCAGCTCCAGTTTTTCGGGAAAAGTTTGCCATCAACATTTCAACTTTAATCCGACTTACCGATGGACTTCCCTTCGACTACCGGGAAACTGTGTTCCCTAAATCTGGAGTAAAAGGCATAAGAAAAATTAAAGTTTATCAGGGCTCGGATATAACATATGCAGTTATGCAGCGAGATGATCGTGCGGTTAGCCGTTCAATTCCATTGCCAGGTAACGAAGATCTCCTTCTCTAGTACACGATATACTGGCTGGCCAATCAAAGAAGGAGTTGGAAATTGCAGACTGTTGATAAACCGAAGTTCCTGAACTCCAGTCTTGAGCAATTGTTTTATGATCGAGAAAGAATCCTTCCACGGTTTCAAGCGATCCATAAAGAGCTTGAAGAAGTTGAAAGGGAAATAGCTTTCGCCGCCTGTCCCTATTCACTGGGACAAGTGTGCAATTATCGAGTGAAAGATTCCCTGTGCAAGGTCATCATTTCAAAGATTGAGTTTGTTTCCAGTAATCCTTTCTACCAGATTTACTTAAGACGAATTATCAGCACAACCCGGAAGAAGGAAACAATCATCGCACAAAACCTGTTCAATATGGAAACCGTTAAGAAGTATCATTTCGATACGGAGTTTAAATTTTACGCCGGTGAAAATGAATCCATTTCAGCTCCAAAAAATTATGCCGAATCACTGAATTCCGAAGCACTTTCATGGCTTATTCAGGAGAAGATTATTACTACTTCCGGCAGTGCTAGTTCCCTTATCACAGAGTTGCGGCAATCCGCAGAAAGAGGGAAGAGTATTACAGACCTCGGTTTCAAGGATGACTTGAAAGCGATGATCCATTCACTGAACCAACCTTTTATGGAAAAAGCGAAACGCCAATTGTTTTGCAGTAAACCTAAATTACGATAATAACGTGATGGCGTAAACAGCGTCACAATGCGGCGGTTCCAAGCGTGATCGGTTCCAAGCGTGATCGGTTCCAAGCGTGATCGGTTCCAAGCGTGTCTGTGGGACAGAGGGTAGGGGGTAGGGGGTAGGGGGTAGGGGGTAGGGTAGGTACAGTGATATTACAGGGAAACTAACCCTCTGCTAAACTAACCCTCTGCTAAACTAACCCTCTGCTAAACTAACCCTCTGCTAAACTAACCCCGATTTCACAGGAAAAAGTAAAAAGAGGCAGTTTTTCACGTCGATCTCTGCCGATTTCACAGGAAAAAGGAAAAAGAGGCAGTTTTTCACGCGTTTGTCGATTTCACAGGAAAAAGGAAAAAGAGGCAGTTTTTCACGCGTTTGTCGGATACCGAACCGCCCGCCACCCCTTCCCACATCGGGGGTCTGCGCCAATACCTTTATCCTTATAGTCAGTCCAACACTTATCTAGCCTATGGCTCTCCAAAGCCAATACTGTATTCCTTAATAAAGTCACTGTTACGCCATCACGTTATTATAGAACACTCGTTCTAAATCCAAGTGTATAAAGCACCCTTGCCCCCTTTAATAAATTCAATCGTTTCGCTAGGTTCCAGGGAATAGGGGGCAGGAAAGTGGAGGTCCCCCCTATGTTAACCTCTCATGCTACCTAGCTACACCACTGTTAACACTCCACTATTTCCCATCTTTCCTCGCCCTCTCCGTAACCCATTACTAACATACAACACGGATATCGGTATCAGCATACCTGATTACACACGTCTCGGCTACGCCCTTTACATTGATAGCACGCTTGGAACCAGTGTAGCAGCGAAACGTTGTAATCATTCACGAAAAATCCTTAGACACTTTTGTCAAATCCTTGGACACCGCTCCCCGCGAAAAAGCTGAATGATTTCACGCTTGAAACCCTTGGCGCGTAAATTGCATTCGCTTTTTTGAGCAATCCGCAAATAATTTATTGCGTTTATTGCGCTTGATGTATCCCGTTTTATGCGTTATCTTTTCACTTCACCCGCTTACGCTACTGGCGTTAGCCTTTATTAAGGGAGACTTTTGTTATGAGTATTATCTTTGCTTCCAACGAAACACGGGCGCAATGGAGCGCTAACAGGAGAACGGTATGAGCACATGTAGACCTAACTTTTATAAGTACCCCACACGCCATTTAGCACAGCCCGCGCATGCTTATCTTTATCAAGACGGCACGGTGGACACTCGATTTTCGGGCGAAATAAACGCAACACCAAGCGATGTCTTCGTTGGCTTAACGCGGAGATGGCCCATCGATGAGAAATTAACGGATAGCGAAATTGGCGATTTGCTTGAAAAAATACAACCAGACATCGACATAATAATAGCTAATTCAGAAATATCGTGGAGTGGCAGTAACATACGTAGGAAAATGTACGACACAGCGCGACAGGCTGATGAACGCATAGAACAAATTTGCAGAGACATTATCTCAAATGAATTTGAGCCATGTGCAGATGAAAACTGTAAATATTGCAATCAAGAGAAGTGTTAATATGCAATGGGTAGAATATAAACGAGGTACAAAAGATGTACCTCGTTGGTCGATACATTCATAACCGTAATACGTAGAAAAACTACGCTGGAAACTCAACCCCGAGGTTTATTGGGAAATGCTTAAAGGCTTAATCGGCCAGCCAATCAATACAGGTAATGGCTGGCCTATCGAAAGGGAAACGTAATGAAGGAATTGGTCAAGATAATTATCACGGCATTGGTGTTCATGCTTATGGCTTGTTCATCGCGTCAAGGATTTACAGGGAAATGCGAAACGGTTTATCCGGCGGTAACACCGGACACAACTACAAGCGTAACGCCGAACGCAAAACAGGAACAAAGGCAACAACAAACACAGGAAAAGGAATAATTTTATGTCACAAACAATAGATGAATTATTTTTAAGGAAACATTATCTAAGGCTTTGCTTAGATCTGGAAACCTCTTTACCAAATTGGGATAAAGAAAACCCCGATTACGCTTTAACGAAAACTCATAACGCCAAGAAGCTAAAAGCCATTTGGAACACGATGAATAGACAACTAATTGAAAAGGAAGAAAGACAATGAAGGGAAGCAAGATAAAAAACGAATGGCTAAAATATTTTAAAGTAACCGTAAGAACCGCAAGGAATTACAGTCAAATAGTTGAACGCTATTACGAAGACAATAAAAAAGAAAATTACTTTAATGAAGATGGATTATTTGAAATAGAAACAACAATAAGAAACGAACCCCATAGCGCAATCAAAGGATAACACAATGAAGGATATTAAAATGAAGACACCGAAGTTAACAACACTAGAAAAACGAGCCAAAGAATTTATCGAAAGAAGCGGTAATGAGTTTACCTTAACTATAGAATGGAAACCATCCAAGATGTGGGGCCATACGCCAACTATAAACAATTTTGGCGGGAAAACCATTGCCCGCGTTACCGGGTGTGGATTTTGTAAAGAATCAACAATCTTATCAGATGTTTTATGTTTTATGTTTCCCATGGGAAGTAAAGAGTTTAATGCAATAAGAGCCCTTGGCGGCTGTGGAGTTAACAGCGTTATAACTGCCTTGGCTTTACATAATATCACGCTGGAAGAAATAAGTAAAACTGTTAACATTTACCGAGTAACAAGGAAAGAGTCATTATGTACATAGTTCACTATTTCTACAGCGAAGGATTTCACCTAGTCAGGTGTCCCGACGGACAAGGCAAACTGTTTACTTCAGCAGAGTTAAAAGCATTTCTCGTAGAAAAAAAATGGAGAAAAGCGTCATGAATGATAGCGAATGTATTTATAGAGAAGATCCCATTGTGTTTAGTTGCGATAAAAGAAAAGTAGTAGGCAGAGTTAACGAGGCCTCGGGTTCCTTTCTTGCCGTGATTATGGACTTTGGATCAAAAGAATCACTGCAAAAAGGCTTCATCATGCGAAAGTCGTTCACGAGCCTCGACACTGCAAAGGCAGAGTTAAGAGCAACAATGGACAAGTATTTGGAAGGAATTAAGAGCCATGGATAAGACAAAACACGCAACCAATTTTAAGTTTGCAACCTCTTCGAAAGATTTACCCCCATGTCCCTTTTGCGGGGAAACGTATTTCAGACTTTCATTCTTTGCCTCGCACCAAATCATTTGCGATAAATGCGGGACAAGCGGGCCGGTAAGAGATGAACAAGGGGTTAACTATTCGAGTGATGATGCTAGAGTTGCTTGGAACCAGCGAAACTACGAAGCCGTCTGCTACAAATGCGAGAACGACCGCAACCTGTGTAATACTTGTGGCGTTCAATTGATACAGGAAACCTAGCCCGAATAGACAATAACCGTAAAACCTACTACTCTAGCGGAGAAGAAATAAGATGTCAGACGTTACACTAAGACAGGATGAAGCCGCTATGATTTCAAGATTTAGCCTCGTTGCTACCGTGATAAACACTGAAGAGCCCCGAGTATCCCAAACAAATGTGGATACTGTTATCGTTAATGTAGGTGACGAAGATGAAGTATTTCCCGTCATTCTTCAAGGAAAACTTTGTCAGTTAGTGCTCGAAAAGAAACTCGTCGCCGGGGATAAAGTCTACATTGATGGCAGGATTCGCAAAGATAAAACGTTCTCGACGACAGGCTCAAGTAAAGCAGTCGTCATGCTTTTCGCGGCTTACATTTCCGTATTGCCCTGGTGAATCAATGACTGCTTTAATTATAATTGGTGTCGTAATCCTTTTCAGCCTCTTGGATTTAACCGTGTTCCTAGCCATTGCCTTAATCATTGGCCTACTCATGGCCTTTGGGATTAAGTTTCTTATTGGCCTGGTTGCCTTTGTCTTTATTGACTCCGTTCTCCGTGGGATTGACTTTCCTTCGGTGAGACGGCTGAAAAGCAGTAGACCGTTTCAGTCTACGCAAAACCAGGTGACTAAACCAAGAGCTATTCTTTCCTCGAAAAAAACTGACTAAAAATTCTTTTGATGGGGCAAAGCGCAATCGAACCCCCCGAGGGATAGCTATCGGTAGGCTTAATCCTAATCGAAGCTCTACGTTGCTCTTATACTGCAATAGGAGCGAGCCTAGGCTCGACAATCCCACGATCTCGTCTTGAGCGAGCCGACGCATTAACTCCCTACCAATTTCGAGAGTCACCTCATCCTCATTCACAAGGAAACCTTTCCATCGTTACCTTCTTCGTATTAGGTAACAACTCTTTCAAGCCTTGCTTGTTTAACTTAAGCTTGAATACCGTTTCCAGCTGCAAGTTTACTTCATCAACTCCCGCCTCAAACACCACATTTTCTGAGGATTTAATGGCTAGAACACCGAATACCTTAACCGCTTTTCGGCTATCTGCTAAATCTTTCTTTACTCTTTCAATTTCTCTGTCAAAGTATTTACTTATCAAAGCTTCTTTCATTTGAAGCGTTCTACTAACCTTCTTAATGATTTCATTCTTCTGAGTAGAAAGAAATTCATCCAGCGTTACCCTAGTTTTTAGCATAAAAAGGCCGCCCTGTCAAGTGATTGACGCTAAATTGTGGTAAAAGTTCCTGGCATTAATCGTTTCAAATAGTCCACGTCCTGCTTACATAACTCACTCAATTTATACTTCGACAAGGAAGCCATGCGACGTAGTAAAATAGAAATACTTCTCATTGCTGTCACTAGAGCTTGTCGCTCATAAGTCTGACAACTCAAATTCTTTAAGAGTAATACAACAGAGCCTAGAGCATCTGAAAACAATTCCGTGTACTTCATCACATATTGTTCCGCATTCTCGGACACCACTTCCGTATCTGCCACAATAGCATCGCTCCATTTTAATCGAGCTTCGATAACGTCAAAATCTATTTGCTCGTTTGCGAAAACCACGCCGTAACAAATACACATTCCCCGAAAAGCTTTTTGAGTCAACCGCAAAACCCTTTCGACCTTCGCGTCGATTCCCTCTCCAAGCTGTTTGGAGTACAAGGATAGAGCTTCAGCGAGGTTAAAATTTGCCTCTACTGTATTGTTATATAAGGTCATTCCGTTGTGCTCTGACGCAGTTAACCCGCAGTTAGCTATCAAATGGTCACGCTCTACCGACAATGCGTGGGAAAGAACTTCCAAGTACTCACTCAATCTAAATTCCGAATTATGCATTACAAAATCCCTCTTTGTTTTTCCGAGAATATCTCTTGACAATCGATACCTGTTTAACTTATACAAGATAACACCGTTGTATGCAACACAAGCAACCCACTGAAAGGAAAAAGACGAATGAAAGTAACCATGATATTTGACACCTCGGATCTGTCAGAGGATGAAGAATTAAATCGCTGTCTCAAAGCGCTTGATTATGGATTGATTATTGAATCTATGTCCCGGTATCTCTGGAAGAATTTAGAACAAGACACCCCCGATGACGCTGAAAAGATTCACGAGAAATTCAAACAGCTATTGAATAAGTTTGACGTAACTCCGGGAGAATTCATATCGTGAAACAAATACTACGAGGAAAAACAATACAAATTAACAAAAAAATTGGATATTTAACCGTGATAAGTGAACGAGTTGTTCACGGGGTGAAAGGACAAAGATATTCCTATCACCTTTGCCAATGCGTCTGCGGGAGTGCGCCTATGCTTGTTAGAATTAACTCTCTTATCCGGGATATGACGAAGAGTTGTGGATGCAAGACAAAGCAAATGCGACGGGAAAAGCTCGCTGTTACTAATGCAAAGAAGAAAGCAAAAAAGGAGCTAACGAAATGACTATAGTAGAATTTAATAAAACCTTCTCAATGCCACAAGACGTAAAAGAATTGAACAGAACCCAGTTAGCCTATGACGCTTTCAACACTATCTCCGATTTGCGAGAGTGGCTAGATAAAGAGAAGAAACAATCAGTGATGATTACGGTTCAAGATGTGCAAGACAAGATAGATGAACTGTTAAAAGATTACGGTATTCAGGAGCTAGTGTGACTAACCAATACACCGCCACATTGACCGAGACAGAAGATAAACTCATTGAGTTAATCGGCGTGAAAAGGTTTGGTGAGTTGACGGAAGCTTATCAACGGAAGCTAGTGGCTACCGCATTAGACTCGACCTTGACCACGAATGCCGCGGCTAATTTGTTAAGCTTAAACCGCACAACCGTGGTCGAGAAGATAAAAAGATTGGGGTTGCGGACTACAAGGGATATTACCAAGAAGATGTCGGCGCATACTTTGAACATCACACGGACGCTACCTAGGAAATGTAAGGAGTGTACGTGGGAGTTTAAAGGAAACTATCTGACGCCGTGCCCAAGCTGCGGTAACAGAGATAAGAAAATGATTAAGATAAAATATAAGAAAGGTGAAAAGAAATGACTATTTATATTAAGAAATCCGAAACAGCAGACACAAGAACATGTGATTATAAGACTGTGAGCGAGCAAACTTTGTTGGCATCTAGTAGTAGTCACATCGTTGATGTCGTCACTGCGGGATTTTTTTTCCGAGAAGATATAACGAGGAGGTTTTACGAGCACGACACCGATAAATTCACTGAGATTATACAGTTTCACAAGGATTTTACAACGGGATTTGCTGAACACACTTGGTGGGACAATCATAAAAAGATTAGCAGGCATCATCTACATGAAAAATTGAGGTGCTTGAATATATTTCCGATTGCGTTATGGCTGGTATGGCTCGCTCAGGTAGATGACCTGCAAATATCGAATGAATTGCTGCAAATGGCGTTTAAAAATACCGTTAATTTGCTTAAACAGAATGTTAAAGTGGTGGAGAAATGATTATAGGGATAGTTATTTGGTTAGCCATTGGGTGGTGTGTGCGTGGGCTATTCAAAGATTTCACCAGCGCAACGGAACAGTGGTATTTAAACGGTATTATACTGTTGTGGCCCATTACTGTTATCGCATTTATATATGTATGGCTTAACAGGAAGGAGTATCGATGAAACGATTTAGCATGTACACGCACGACGGCAGCCGCGTGCTTTGCGCTGAAGATGGCGACGGTAGCTGGATTCAATCTGACGATGTTAGGAAAATGCTGGAGGTAATCCAATATAATTTGATACAAGGTAACGTTGGACTAAACGAAGATTTCGTATCAAATCATTTAGATACGTTTTGTTCTAATGAAGTAGGCCCATCAAATGGGTAAGTGCAACACAATTCTTGTAGGCAAAAAGCGCACAGTGAAAGTAAAAGTAGTAGGGATTTCACATAAAATAATGGTCTACGATATTTATGAGCCTGATGTTGAGAATTTTCTTTGGTGGTGTAAGAAACTAGGGTTTAAAACTAAATTATTGAAAGGCTAAATGCAATGGCAAGTAAAACAATTATTACTATAGCACAAGAAGATGGCAGTCACGAAATAGATTTAAGAATTGACTTTGATCCTCCGTTGGATCATGTAAATAAAGAGACAAACCCGTTGACACATTATCTCGGAGCAGTAGCCCTGAAGGCCATTAAAAAAGAAACCGATTCATAATTTGAGTCCGAAGGACGCAGAATAACCGGACACAAAAGGAGTTGGGTACGATGGAATGGACTCGAGCATTATTAGAAGAGGCCACGCGGTATGGCAAATTCTTTATGCTGTACAAGAAAAAGATAGATGGACGTTGGCTTAGTTATCGTGTAAGAAGAAAAGAAAGTGTATTCACTATACAGAGAGACGAGATGAAGACCATAAAACTTCCTCATAAATTCGGCAATGACACGTGTACCGTCGATGCGGAAGCCGGGGATTTAATGTTCGTGGGGAGTGATAGATCCTACTCCATCATCAAATCAAAAGACTTGGAAAGGATATAGACATGCCGCCGAAGAAGAAACCAGCTTACGTTGCTCCAGCAAAAGAAATTACAGAAGTCAACTACAAACCCAAAAATAAACAGGCGTATTGTAATATCAAAGTCATTACGGAAGACGTTGGCGGCGCGATACTTTACAAAGTATTATCGACCAGGACGCGAAAACCTTCCGAAGTACTCTACACTTCCCGGTTTCCCGTAACGTTGAAGTGGAACGGGGACAAGAATACTAGGCCCACAATTGCCCCGAAGGTGCCGACAATTGGCAACCTGGTTTCTACGTTTGTCCATCAAGTTTTACGCAGGAAACAAGGAGGAATTCAGATGAACAAGAAACTGTTCTCCGATATTCTTCTTTATGGGAAACTGTACAACCTGCTTTATTACGTCGACAGAACCCCACCGGGACTGGCTACGTTACCCGAGAATGGGGAAGAAGCCATTCGGATTTTAACGGAAGCATTGAAGAATCAAATCGAATCCTCCCAAGAATTTTGGAAGGAGTCTCACGAAAAGAGCGGAACGAAATACAATTTTTCCTTAAAAGGATTTTACAACACTGAGGGAGACTTTTTAGATGCAACCGAAGATGCGACCGATAAAGACACTGTCAATGCAGAGGGAGACTTTTTAGATGCAACCGATAAAGACATTGAACAAAGCCCATCTGCCGGAGAATCAGCACGCAAATGCCAGGACGATAATCCGCTTCTATCGGGACACGATGAAGCTGACGACGCCGAGGGCCTCGATCTACTTCTCAATTAACCCCCGTGTGTTGTATCACTGGTGGGCCGATGGAAAGATTCCATCTAAGGCAAATTATGATATACTCGCCAAACGGTATGAAGAAGACAAAGACAAAGAGACAATCTAGGAGCCAATAATGCCATTCATTCACATTAAAATTAAACCACGAATGGGGAAATAATAATGCCATTCATTCATGATTATAAATGTAAATCCTGCGGGAAGATAGTTCATAACTCTTTCGGAGAACCCGATGAAGCCTGCGATTGCGGGCATCATGAATTCGAAATTACGTTTGAATTGTGGGCAGGGAACACGTTTAACTCCATGAGGGAGTTCAAGTCAGAGAGTGACTTGGTCGATGATAAAGGATTCCGTCGCAGGTTTCTCGCGCAAGAAGATCCTATCTGCGCTATTGAATTAGGCTTGCAGGAATCTCGAGGAATTCAAACGTTTAGTCCTGAACAGCAAAAACATTATGCGTACAAAATGTTTGCTGAAGATAGCCCGAAACTACGAAGAGAGATCCTGCGAGAACGCGATAAAAATCTAAAGGCACAGGGCATAAGCGGCCCAGAAGTCATGTAAGAATCTTAATTTAATTTCAGGGCATAAGCGGCCCAGAGGTGATGTAATGGCAAAGATTAAAAAGAAACCGGCGACCCCTGAATTCGATTTATTGATTGACGAACCGGCAGTTTTGCCGGAAGGATTGATCGAGGAATTAACGAGCACAGTTATCCCTCATACCGTTCATCGGTTTACCCATAGCTATTCCCGGCAAATAGTGGATGATCGGTTTACGCTTGTCATCTGCTCAAAAAGCTGATACCGTGCCAACAAAGCAAAGCACAGTGAGAGATAAATACTAAGGACTCCAGAAACCGGTTTCACAACCGGTTTTATTTTTATAGCCCAACCGCCTTTATAACTTTTTCTTTTGCTCTTAGTGTGCGGCTAATGCGGGTGTCGACACCTGGTCGAACTATTTCAATAATGCGGCAATGACGCTTCTGACTCGCGCGGTAAATTCGACCAACCGCTTGCTCATTTTCGGAGACTACCCACGACCGGTCTAACATTACCACAGTATTCGACGACGTTAATGTCCAACCAATTCCCATGGCTTTAATAGTACCGACAAGAACGTCAATCTTTCCAGATTGAAACTGTCTCACAATAGTTTCGCGAATGTTGTTCGGCGTGTCCCCGCGAATCATTTCAGAGTTGTCGAACGCTTCGCAGATCATCTCAACAGGTTTTCGGTGATCGCTGAACACAATGAGGGGGCCGTGGCCTTGGTCAAGTAAATCTTTCATAAGGGAGATAGCAAAGGGAACTTTAGCTATCGCCGATTCCATCTTAAGCGTAGAGATATGACCCCCGCTGGGAGGAGCGCCAAGCTCCATTAATGTCCAACCTTCTTCCAGCTCACGTTCAACTACAGCGAGTTCTTTTGTCTCTTTAACCTCAGCACTAATTTCATCGTAAATAATATCAGGTAAATCTTCTAGCTCCTGTAAGGTAAACTTTATCCATTTCCCCGCCAATCGGCGCTTAAGGTCATCGACATTCTTTTGCCCTTCAAATTGGGTTATTTGTCTTCGGCCTAAGTACTTCACGACGGGGTTGGAGAAGTAATGATTAAAGGAATATTGATTGGAAAAGTGTCTGCGAAATCCCTCGTTGTAATAATAGTCTAACAAAAGCATGGTAGAGTAAAGCTCAGTGATGCGATTCTTAATCGGGGTTCCACTCATGAGGATAAGTTGTTTAGGCTGATGAAGCTTAACGTATTCGTGGAAGGCCTTCGTCCGTCTGGCGGAAACTGTTGAGATGTATGTGCTTTCGTCCATAACAAGCAAATCTAGCCCCATAAATGGTTTAGCGTCTCTCCAAATAGAGTCGACACTGAACAGAGTTACCCTTGCCGTTTGAGGCCAAATAGCCACATCCTCTCCCGCAAACAGTTTAAATTCTCTCTTCCAGTTAAGGCAGAGAAAGCTGGGACAAACAATAAGGACTTTGCCCATTCCTTCACAATGCTTAATTACGGTGAGAGTTTTACCGGTGCCTGGCTCAGAGCTGTTAAGGATTGCAGGTTTCGTTTTGTAAAACTCCACAGTCTTATCTTGATGCTTATAGAGTTTTACTTCGGGTAACATTGACTACTCCGAGATATAATGAGGTTCGGGAAGAGCAACATCGTTCTGCGCGGCCCAGATAACCGAGGTCGGAAGTGCTTTGTTGAGCTTGCCATCTCGGATGAAAATCCATTTCTCGTTCGCGAGGTCAAGAACCGCTTTTAACTTGGTGATTAAGGCGGTGTTGGTTTTCCAGTTCTTATCGAAAGATGCCAGTTTATCCATGATCGGAGTGATGTGAACTCGGTCAGTTCGGTTGAACATAATGTCGTCATGCTTCTCTTCAGCCACCGGCATTAAAGGATCGTCATTCACGAGAAGAGTTTCTGTGACTACAGGATGTACCGGCTCATCAACAACGGGAGTTGCTGTCGTCTCCACAGTTTCCGTCGCTTTCTTGGCTCGGCCCTTTGGTTTCGGGGCTTCGACGGGAGCGGCAACGGGAGCAGTGATAGCAGGCACAATAACCACAGGAGCCTCCACAACGGGAGGAACTACTGAAGGAGTGATAGGCACTACAGGAGCTACGACACCCGCTACCGGAGTTGCGTTAATGTAGGTCGCTTCAAATTGTTTGTAGCAGTGAGCTTTTTGCGCTTCCACCCATTCAGAGAGTTGAAGTGCTGTAGGTTTCTCGGTATTCGTGAAGCCAAGAAACCGCATATACTCTTCGCTACGCCCAGCGTGATCAATACGAAGTTGCAAGCGAATTGCCATAAGATAGGTGTCAATTCCAATATGTTGTAAAGTAATCTGACTGTACATTGTGTTTATTCCTTATTCTGTAGGTTTTACAAAAGTAAATCTTCATCCGGGGTTAATGTTTGGTCGCTAATGTTTTTCTGCGTAAACCTTGGCAACATATCTTTGCATACCGTATATGTGGCCCCATAGCAATGACTCCAAAATTCACAGGGGCGGAAATATTGAATACAGTTTCCCACATTCTTTTCTGCCGTTTCATGCGTTAGAATCATCGCTCCTTGCTTGAGCCGTTTCATCTTCGTAAACTGTTCATCCGTAGGAAGATGAGCTTTATCCACCACAACTTCATGACAGAGAATATCCGCTCGAGTGCAATAAGCAGACACCGATTCGCCTTGCTTTGGTTTTGTCTTGGGTTTCTGCACGACGCGGTAACGAACTCCGGCAAATTTATTAACGTCGAGCTTTAGTCTCTCCGCTAACATCGGCGCGTAGTGGGCGTAAAGAGAGAGTTGCGGGTCTTTATGCAACCTGGCAAAGAGGGATTCAACTACAAGGCCCGACGATTTAAGGTCAACAATCCACCACCAGCCATAAACATCTCCGACAACCAAGTCCACGTAACCAATAATATCACGGTCGCCTATTTCGACTTCGATACCGACGACTTCAAGTTTGCTGCGGATATGTAATTCGGAAGCCGTGACACCACAGGAAAGGATTTGGGTTTGAACCGCTGGGTCAGTTATGGTGTTCTCTTCCATAATCTTGTCATGTGCTAACCGAAATTCAGGTTTCCCCATCCACCGATAATCGTGCCGGTACAGTTCGAGTAAACTGTGCATCGCTTTCCCGAAGCGAAGAGCATCGCCGTCATCTTCAACATCGGGATCCTTGTCCACTTGTTCTATATATTTGAGCCAGTATTTCATGTGGCAACTTTGATAAGTTGTACTGGCTGAATAGGAGAACCGTCGGTTCTCGATCGGTATTTTTTCTTTTACTTGTTGCATTGTATAGCTTTCTCCATCAAAAAGGAAGGCACTCTTCCTCCACTGTTTCCGTGATCACTTCGGCGACGGGTTCAAAGCCAGAAGAGATAGTCTCATTCCGTTTACCGCATTTGGCGTGGTCGCGTTCGACGATAAATTGGTGACAGGCCGTTCCCTTGAACGCCCCTTTAGTCAATACAAAGGTACCGTCATAGGTAACTCGGATATAATCTTCTAAATTGATAGCTTCCATGGTGTGATCTAATTGCCCTGAAGCGTTCAACACATGACGAATGCCTGCGGGATCAAGCACGACATAAAATTCTCCATACTGGTTACGCCCTTTTTCGGTGTACCAGCCTTCGGTAAGTACTTGTCCCTTAGTTAACTCTTTGTATTTGTAATATTTGGACTGACCACCCACTTGCTGAAAAGCCATGATAATTTCCTTCTATGCTTGCCTAAATTGGAAAAGGTGAACTATTTCACACACTACTTGATGGCCGGGTTAGTTTTGCACAAGATGGGGGAAGTGTCAATAGGATTATAAAAGAATTTCTGCTTTTTCCTTGTCGACTTTAATCTCTTTCAACGCTTCCTCATTCAATAAAACCTTCTCGTAGTACGCCATATCCTCGGGATTCATAAACCATTGTCTTAGGCTATTGAAGTGTTTCTTTCCTTTACCTTCGACAGAATATTTCCCATGAGCAAAGGTTTTAGCTTCCATCTTGATATTTCTTTCGTAGAAAAAGAAGAAGGCAAGGTTCATATAATGCTCTGCCTTAGCTACAACAGCCGTCGTGTCCTCGGTACGATGTAAGAAGTACAGAGCATCATGAAGCGCCGAGAACACCGTTAAACCCCCATCCTGACAAAGCTGAACGGCTTTGCGAAGGATAGCGCCTCCGGCTCCTTGAACCTTGAAGTTCTTCACACTCCGTTCATTGGGATTATCACAGAATAAATACCAACTATCTCTAGTACACAAAGTCTTTCCCGAAGTATATTCGTCCCACACCTCATCGGTGTATTCCCAATATCTCTCGAATTGTTCTTTATGAGCGTCCACAAGTTCATCGGATTTCTCTCGAGGAAGGTTAGGATTCTTAGTATCCGCCATTAGTTTTAAGTGCAGAGAGTTGCCTCCCATAAGGAATTGCAATCCAAGGATGGTTGACTTAAACATCTCTCTTTCTTTTTTATGAGAGACTTTATCCGCATTCTCAGGAACCGCTTTCACCAATTTGGCAAAACCTAGGTAAACGTCTCCCGAATCATAAACCTTCTCCATGTTCTTATCGCCCGACTCGCAAGCGGCGATGATGAATTCTTCGGAGGAATAATCAATTGCGGTTATCGAGTAGCCAGGAGGAGGTTGAACAAACGCTCTCAGCCAGCTACTCATCGCGTAGATAAAGTTGCGAGAAGGCGGGGCGTTCCGTGAGGTTTGCGTACCATAAGGATTAAAGAAACTCCGCAATCGGTTGTCACTGCCAATGCGTTGAAATATCTTTTCGCGGCCTTCGACATTCGGAGAATCTTCTCCCTCTTCTTCAAATCCTGACACAGTTTCGAAGCTCGTATCTTTGAAAGTAGAGAGCTGTCTTCTCATATCCTTCACTCTACGAAATTCTAATATTTCCGGGATATATTCATACTTCTCTAAGGCTTCTTTACCCGCAGAAGGGAGTCCGGTGTCTGTCTTCGGCCAGATGTCGAGGAGCTTATTGGCTATAAGAAACCCTTTAAACTTGTCACCCTTTTCCACCCATTTAGTCTTTTCCCACACATAGAAAGGGTAGACTTCTTCAGAGAGTTGTTTACAGATGGCGTTGTCTACTTGAGCATGATTCTTGGAAAGATTCTTCAACCAATCCATCCTTACCGGAATCCCTATCCGCTCCATCACGGCGAGCCGCGCTGACCATTCGCCACGAAGAGCGGCATCTTTGAGATACCTGCGAGTAACCTTGTCTGAATTATACGAAAGAAGACACAACTCGGTAGCCATTGTCCGAAATAAATCAGACAAATGGTTCACGTCCTCGAGCGCATACTCCGAAATCTCCTTAATTTCCTGCTCACTAAATGGCCCGCCTTGAAGAATTCTATTCTGCATTTTCTTTTTATGGGCTACGTCCATCTCGATACCTAGGATATTGTATAAACAAGTGGCCAAGGAATTATTAACCGCTTGGTTGTTGATACCAAACTTCTTCTTTTCCTCTTTATCCTTCTTTACGACGTATCCTCTTTCGTATTCGGGGGGAGTAGACTTCTTAGGCTTGCCGCTTTTAGCGTCAATGTATTTGCCGTATTCCCTTTTCCAATTGGAGTTCTTGAGCTGTTTAAACTCTGTCATAAGGTCAATCCAATTGTAGTTGGTTGGATTTAAACCAAGAGAATAGAAGGCTCCAGCTTCGGCAATGACGTTGTAGGAGAGGAATATTTCATCTTTGTTGACTTCTACATACTCGAGAAAGGCTTTAGTATCCCTGCCTCCCTCAAGCCAGAACAGCATTTTCTTCTCAATAAATTCTGCTTTGTCGGGAAGGCAGTGCCGTTCAAACACCGCGCAACAAACCACCGAAAGCTTGGGCTGGGCGGTTGAGTGATACTCGAAATCATAATAAATGTATTTCATATCAAGTCCTTCCGCACATTCTCTGTATTGTGGTTAGTCTATGCTTCGGGATAGCTAGTGCGTGATAGGGGAGTGAGAGGTCGCAAATCTGGATGTTGTACCCAATATCTGCCATTGCTATAGTCATAGCCTCGTCTGCAATATATTCATGTATCCCCAATCTAGCGTAAAATTCTTCTACCAGATGTTTTAGATGATAACTGTAAGCTTCATCGTTTATCTTGCAATCTGTATACTTAATATTCCACTCACTCCAGGGATATAGAACATTGAGCCAGGATTTGCATCTGTCCACCATGTGAGCTAGTCGGACTTCTCCCTCAGGGTCATGAGAAAGATAAATCTCTTTTAAGGATGCACTAAGGCCTCTCCTATCCCCGGTAACATAAACGTTGGGAACGCAAAATAATTTTAACTTATTCTCAGCATCCCGAATATTAGCATAACGTATTTCTACTATCGGTTGTTTAACGGCCCAGAAAAGCTCCAACTCCCTACTATTTTTCGTGCGGGCTACTTCCTTTAGTTTTGCTAATTCTTTAATACTTACATTTACGGTACTTTCAAATAATGTCTCCCATGAAAAGAAGGATTGAATTGAAAACCCGCTCTTAATTAGAGCCACGACAAGAGCTAAATCTGTATCTTTTTCTTTTTCCCACCACACCCATTCATTGAGACAATGCAACACCTCGGAGACAGGAGCCCTTGCTTTAATAGTCGGCCTTAAGCAAAAGGTTTCTAGCTTATTCATATAATCAGAAACTATTTCTTCAAAAGTATCTTCGGACACATCCCGTTCTGCGTAGCACCTTTCTAGTATTTTATCTTTTCTCATAGTGGGCATACCTCCTCTTCTTCAGGAAACTTCATTGGAGTGGCTCCTGAAGCCTTCCATTCCGAGATGTTTACACTGACCGCCATCCTCATTCCCTTAAAGAGGGTTATTTGCCTTTTGTCTGAATCCCTTGTCAGTGCAATTTTGTTGACGTCATACTTTGTTTTCAAGTATCTTGTGAATTTATCTATAATATAGTTGGTATTGGTCATCCCAAATTCCTTCACTGTCTTGTTTAATGCCTTCATCACGTCGGTCACGTAGGCATAAGAATTATCTTCAAAGGTAAATCGCTTATTGCATATTTCTTCGAATATTTGTTCGGCATGGGAGCCCACATCCACTAGATAATCCTCATCCTCGGGGACGATCATCTCTCCTTTGATTATTTCGGGATACTTCTTAAGACAGGCGTACACAAAATGGGGCATTTCTTTCTTAACTTCTTCCTCCCATGTCAAATCTTTGGACATGCTTCCGGTAGGGCTGACCTTGATCCTTAAAATCCTCCGTAATTGGTTCGTTACTTTCTCCATCACCGGAGAATAGTTCGAAGTAATGGCCACCTTACAGAACACTGTTTCCTGTACCTTGGCTTCATACTTCTCCTCACTTGCTACCAAATCATTTCCTGTTACTTTATGAATAAAGGGGGTGTCTAATAGGTTAAGATATTTAACATCCGAGAAAGTTACTAGGCGGCAGGAAGAAAGATTGGAGTATATAAATGGGCTATCTAGGTTATTTTCGTCAACGCTGGCGCTAGCCCCTTTGTATTTAATGATCTCCTGCAACAATGCCACAATTAAATTTATGATAATAGTTTTCCCGTCATTGCCATTCCCCTGGAGCCACAGCACTTGGGAATTCTTTGAGTGGGCCAGGAATACGCTCGCCACCCAAGCCATGAAATGATCGGGATAATCTAACCTCTTCAAAAATTGTCGTATGTTGTCGTATCTCCCGGGCGTCAATTTATCTAGAGGAAAGCAAATGACGCAATCTTCTTCTCGGCTATTGGAAAAAGTAGGGAGTCGGTCATTGAGCTTAACCAATCGCGGGTGGTTTGAGAAATAGGTGAGCGCATCTTTCCAGAAAGCAATCGAGATAGGATCTTTAGGCCCGGGCCCCGGGGCTATTTGGTAACTGTCTATGACCCCAGCCATAAAATCTTCCCATTCCTCAGTAGCACAAAGAGTATTCTGAAGAGCAGTGGCATTGGTAGCATTTCTAAAATCTTTTGTAGTAAAGAGGGGTTCAAATTCTAACGTCTCGCTATTCTTCCTAGCATAGACAGTATATCTTCCTTTATCCCCCTTCAGAAATCGGATTACTTTGGGTAGATTTTTCTCAAATAACTCCTCATTGATAGTTTTTGCTCTATTGTTTTCTTCTTTTCGTAAAGACGAGAGAAGCTGTCTTTGCATTATCTGCTTTTCTGCTCTCTTCTTTTCGGCCTTGAATTTTTTTAACTCTTCTCCTATCTCTATCAACTCCTCATCTGTGATATTAGGCTTAGTCATTTTAGCCCGTATTTGTTGCTCAGTTATGTCGGAAGAGTTGGGATTAGTTGAAAATAAAAAGGGCTTGACGTGGGTAGTGAACACTGATACACTCCATGCGGTATGTTGTTGTCTTCGGGAAACGCCACCACAGTGAACCCCAAAGATGACATTTTACAAATCGATTATTGAAAAGTCAAGTAATAGAGAATTCAAAAGAGGATCACAAGAACCCGTAAAAGTCAAGCTCGCGAGAATATGATCCAGGTCTATTTCGCGGAAATGGCGGGGTAAACGCGAAAAAAATCGCACACTTTTTTCTGGACAAAATAATTAAGTGAAACTTAAAAAAATAAATTAAACCCCACCTCTTTTGAGCCATCGTTTTCCTCCCGCCCCGAGTCAAATCGGGGCGGGGAAGGGGGGGTTGTAAAGAGAAAAGTATTAAAAACGTATAAACTGTATAAAAAAGTATAATGTTTACTATTTACTCTACTTATGCTTTGACGATTTTATTGACAAATTTCCATTGTACAAAATACATTTATTCATAATTCTCATCTATTTGCCTGTAATTACTGATTATTTGTACGTTTCTAGCCAACCACGTCTCCAGGCAAGAAAGAAGGCAAGAAGAGCGGCGTCGATGAATCCATCGTTGGACTCTTTAAACCCTAGAGATTGCACAGGAATCCTCGGCCAGAGCTTTTTGTAACACTCCAAAGACTTAGCCTTGTTATTCTCTATACCACTGTCAGCACAGAATTTATCGTGCATTCCCAATACCCAGTCAGCAGGGCTTACCAAGGTTATTGGTATATTCAATGTCTTTAGCGAGCCATAGAGAATACCCCAATTAGAGAAACTGCTTTGCAAACTTTGGTTTGAGAGCCCGGGCAAAGCTAAAGGCACCTCGAGGACGACGGTTTCCGGCTTCATAGGCAATGCTTTGATAAGAGTGTGTAGCTTTTCAACGTCGATGGCCTTACCCCATCTCCTAGGGCTTAGGAATTCTTTTTCCAGGCTTGTAGTTGGTAGGTTGAAGCCCGCTACGGGGTTGCCGAGATGAAGTAAACACCCCGCCCCTTTAAGGCCGGGGTCAATTCCGAGGATTATGCTAGGTGTTGTCACGACTTATGCAGGTTTTTTTGAGAGAAGGGATAGAACTTCATCGGGAATTTCGGCCAGATTAACATTCAACGTTAACAGGGCTTCACCGTCTTTATTGCTGTCAATTGTTACGACTAGCGTCGACCCAACAAACTTAAAATCCACTGCTTTTGCTACGTCTGCCATAAATATCTCCTTTCAAAGAGATTGAGGTTAACTTCCAACGATAGCTTTCAAAAGTTTCAATATCACATCGAGAACCGCTGATACAGGGCCAGGTAAAAAGATTTTAGCAACAACCATTGCCGCGCTCAACACGCCCACCCAGATTCCGAGAGCATTCTTCCAGTTCCCAGGAGCCTTGGGTGCTTCCGGCGGCGTAGGGGGCTCGGGGAGAGTGGGAGGTAGCTCAGGAGGTTTAGGCGGCTTCGGAGGCTCTGGTGGCTTCGGCAGAGGGTCAGGGGGTTTATCCAAAAAAGCGTCCATAAACCTACTCAGGTTCCGCCACACAATGTCAAAGGTGTTGAGTTGCCCTTCGTTCAGATTCAGCTCTCCAATTTCTTGCTTCTCTTGCCACGCAATCGAGGCATTGACGATTTGGTCTTCCAAGCTTCCCTCGAGCCCACAGGCGAAATAATCGCACTTCGGCAGGCTATACCATTGGGAAGTGACACATCCCACGGTGAACATTACATATGGATTTATCGTGGTCGCAGAGACAGCGCGAAGAATGTCATCGGCAATAAGAGGACATTCTCGATAACGTTGGGAAAGCCATAAATTGGCATTAGTAACCTTCCACTTCTTGTTATACTCAGAGTGAATCTCTGTCATAGAGGGTACCTCCTTAACTGCGATTTATTTCCTGCTTTGAGCGTACCACGGTTTTCAGTGGAAAAGAAAAGGAAGGAGTCAAAAGCGTTATCAAAGAAAAAGGCCCGAACCGATAGAAGGTTGACGGGCGAATTTTAGTAAGGAATCGACAGTCTACACCGCCGCTTGCTGGTTTAGTCCTTTTATTTTTTCATGCATGAAAGCTAAACGCAATCGGGGGGTTAAAATATTTCTATTCTTTTTGCATATGACGAGTTGACAACCTATTTGTTTTCAGTTACAACCCCGTTGTGTCGGTCGACTGTTGATGGGTTATTCTACGAAAATACTCCCCATTGGCAATTTATTCATCGGCACACATCGCCCTACTTTAGAGGACTCAGGGCGCTGTTTTTCCATTATCTTTTTGCATAAGAAGAATGTAGGTTCGAATCCTACTTCCCGGCAACGGGAATAGTTCAATGGTAGAACATTATGGATGACAACTTTTCTCTGGGTCAAATATTATAACCCCCGCGCGGGTCGCTTCCTTTATCGTTATTTCCCGCCTTGAGCGAGAATCTCTACCGATAGAGGAAATAATTCATCCGCCATAGGAGATTCTTGTGCCTAATCCTTATCTTTCTTTTTTTACTCCGAATCTTTCTTCTCCCATTCCCGGAAAACCGATGGTTGCCAATAACTGTGGCGCTTATGTGTTCAAGTTAAATCCTTGGGACAGCTTAAAGCGATTCCTTATTCTTGGTTCTTCGAACGGTAGCTACTATGCAACTGCGAAGGAAATGACCGCAGAGAATGCGAAGGTCGTTATTGACCTCCTCGCCGTTGACGGCGTGAGAGTGGTACAAGAAATCGTAGAAATCGCGAACAGCAACCGGGCTCCGAAGAAATCTCCGTGCCTGTTTGCCTTGTCCCTTGTCCTGGTTTACGGGACACCGGAAGCCAAGAAAGAAGCGTACAAAGTAATCCCGACGTTGTGTGGCTATTCGACGTTTCTTTTCGAGTTTGTAGACTATGTGCAGAAATGGGGCCACGGGTTACGAAATTCCGTAGCACGATTTTACACCGAAAAAGATGCCGATAAGATTGCGTATCAAGTGGTTAAATATCGACAGCGAAATGGTTGGACGCATCGAGATGTTCTCCGGTTGTCGCATCCAAGGACAAGGGACGCCGCGAAGAATTCCATCCTTAAATGGGTTGTCGGCAAGTCCGAGCCCCTGGAAAAGCTTCATCCATTGATTGAGGCTTATGAATCGCTGAAGACGGAGAAGGACACGGACAGGGTTTGCCGGGTTATCACTGCCAACAAGATGACGTGGGAAATGATTCCTACGGAACATTTAACGACTCGAGAAGTGTGGGAAGCTCTATTGCCCAATACCCCGTTAATGGCGTTGGTGAGAAACTTGGGGAGGCTTACGTCTCTCGGAATTATCGCTCCCTTTAGCAAGTGGACGGGGCAAATAGTCAGCCGTTTGTTGGATGAAGAAGAAGTGAAACGAAGCAAAGTCCATCCTTTGTTTCTGTACAATGCGGCGAAAATTTATATGGAAGGACATGGTGAGAAGGGCTCATTATCTTGGCTCCCGTCTCCCGCCATTATCTCTGCTTTAATGACAGCGTTCTACGCCTCCTTCGGCAACATTGAGAAGTCGGATAAGAATGTGCTGTTAGCGTTGGACGTGTCCGGGTCGATGGCCTCCGACTCCTGTGGAGGGATGAGGATTACTCCTCGTGAGGCCTCCGCAATTATGGCCATGGTGGTTGCTAGGTCGTGCCAGTCTCACGAATTCTGGGGCTTCAGTGGGGGGTTTATCCCGTTGCGGATTCATGCTGGGATGGATATGAGCCAGGTGATAAAGACTATTTCGAACCTCCCGTTTGACCGAACAGATTGTTCCATTCCGTTTAACCACGCGATAAAGAGGAACGTGAAGAACATTGATGCGTTTGCCGTGTTCACCGATAACGAGACTAACAGTGGAGAGCATCCTACTGCCGCGTTAAACGCTTACCGGAATTTTGCCAACAATCCGAAGGTAAAGTTAGCCGTGTGGGGTATGACGGCGACGGAGTTTACGATTAACGATCCTGAAGATGTTCATGGAATGGATTTAGTGGGCTTTGATACGGCGTCCCCGGCTATCTTTACGGAGTTTATTAATTCATGATAAACCGACCAAACAGATACGCGGAAGCTTGCTACTTTTGCCAGGAAACGGTGGAACCGATGCAAGGAATATTGCGGAATAAAACCACTAAAACTCCGAGCCCTAAGAATTTTCTAACGGTCTGCAAATCCTGTTTTCAGAAGAACCGAGCCGTGCTTCACCCGAAACATGGATTGGTTAAACCCGCTGAAAGTGAGTGGGACGCTTCAAAATCTCCACGCCCCTTGAATCAGTATCTCCATTCCCGAGCTAACTCTTAGCCTTATCCGTCTTGAATTTATCTTTAAACTTCTTCGCTCTAGCCTTGTTTGAGTCACTCGTATTTTCGGCTCTCGTGCCCATTTTAAAAGGGTCGCCCTTCGGATTGAAGTGGGAGCCTCCCGTTTTATGCATAGCTACAATATCTCTTCCGGGATTTCTTCCGAGCTTTTCCATCATCTTCTCTCTTTCCACAGTGACTACTTGAGGATTTCCCGAAGAATCTTTCGCTATTTTACTTGAAACCATATGGTACGCTCTACCACCACCTTCGGTAGTAAGCTTATCTCTCAACGGTTTATGCTTCATGAATTGGCCCATTTAATAATCTCCTGTGCTACGGCTTTCGCGGCTCTTGTAGTTCGGTCGACGATAACTGCTCGGTCTTTATAGGCGTCGATAAAGTATAACTCTAACAGCATTGAAGGGCCGCTACAAACTCCATTAAAGATATTCGGTACAGTGAATCCAGAATTCTCGTTGTTTACTTCAGGCAGCTTAAGCTCACTGGCTACCGCAATGGCTATTTTATTACCAAGGGAAACCGAGGATGCTTTGGGAGTTTTCGCGAAATAACAGCGGAAATAATGCTCTTTTTTGTCATACGCATTGTGATGAATTGAAAATGCGGCATCGCATCCTTTAGCCCCGTTGCCAACTGTGTCTAAATTGTCGGGGTCAGGATTCAGTGTCTTCGTCTTATGGCCTGATGCCTCAATCATTTCGATCATAATTTTTGCAGCGAGTTCATTCATCTCATATTCGTTAACAGCGCCTAGGCTTTGAGCGCCTTGTACCGATTTGCTATGGCCGGGTTCGACGTAGATCGTTTTAACTTTGCTCGGGGGTTTGGGAGGCTCGACGGGAGGAATTGGAGGAGTTGCCTTGTCCCAGTTAACGATAAGAGTTCGATAGGCCCCAAGGTCAAGGGCTGCTTTAATTCCTGCGAGGAGATGGAGATTTCTTCCTTGTTCCGTTTTCACGGTGGCATAAACCACGGAGCCCGGCTCTTCAATGATTCGGAAGTTCATCGTCGTCGGGTCAAGCTCGCCACGGTAGGACTTATTTGTTGGAGTTGTCTGCGCCGCTGCTAGCAATTTCTCTGCTTCGGGATACAAATTTTGCATGATATATTGGTGGTAATTGAGGCCACCATGCTGACTTGCCCAACTCGCAGTATAACCAGGAGGGCAGTAATGAGGCCCAATCCAAGCCAAAAAGTCTGTTGGCGTCTTGCGTGCATAAACGCGCCAATCGCCATAATGTGGCCAATAATCGAACCATAAAAAGTATGATTTAGCCGCGTCATCCAACGTAAAGAACTTGCAAAATACCCCATGGCCATCAGGTTCAGTATCGGTTACATAATCAACGCCAACCGCGTACTTTTTCAGGAAATCATAGTAATGAACACCGCGTGGGTTATTGTGATCTTGAAATAATTTGGTGACACCGACGCCACACTCCATGATCGATTGTGCCAAAATTGCCACTTTTAACGCGGGAAACTCTAGCTCACAATTTTTAAGAACTTTGACGTATTCCAGGAACTTTGACGATGGCTTGTCCATTTATTCTCCTTCGGGTGTTGGTGGATTAACTTCTTTGGTAAACTCTTGCCGTGAATAAGTCATCACTTACCTCCTCTGGGTAAAATAGAGTTTTGCTGGATAACCTTCTCTTCAGGAGAAAGTTCTCGGTAGAATATTTCGGGAGCTGGTATCCGCATAGTCGGAGCTACTTTGTTCTTAATCTTTTCCAATGGCTTCTTCCCTGGTACCATTTCTGATTGTATCAAAAGATTCAAGTCAGCGTCTAACTCTGTCAACATGGCGTCATATTGGTACGCTTGTTTTGCGTAGGTATCCGCTTGCTTGGCAGACAATAAGCCGTGCTCGACCATGGGCTGGTAATACCGTGAGTAGAATGCTTGGGATACCTGAATATTCCTGTCTCCCTGAGCAGTCATCCCCATGAACTGTTGTATTAATCCTAGTGGCCCGACCTTTCCGTCTTCGGCTAACGCTTCCCATTTATCTCGGTTGAGTTGTTCATTAGCCTGGGCATCGAGGTAGCTCGTTGCTACAGTAAATGGATGGAAGCCGTGAGCGAGCCAGGCCGTGGCAGGGAAGTTATTTAGTATGTGATCGGCTATCCCAGCGTACATCGACTTTTCATATTTTGCTTTAGTGACGGACACATCTTCGATAAGTTTCTCTATCCGAGTGTCTATCCCCGCAACGTGTTCTTTGCTGTAGCCTTCCGGAGTCTGAGCAATTTGTGCCCTCTCTTGATTCAACTTGTTCAACTCTGCCGTCATCCTATCAAGGTTGGACGTAATCCGGTCAAGGATGGGAATCTTATCCCCCGTTGTCTCATTGAGTGTCTTCAGGGAATTCCACACTTCCATTAATTCAGGCCCCGCAAAGGGAATTCCTCTTTGACGGCTAGAGTCAATAAAGGCAGTCGCCGCAATCCCGCCTGCTCCCATTAAGTCTCCTTGGTATATTTTACTTCCCAAATCCTTATAGAACTTCACATCTATGGGGGCTGTCCCGGTGATGTCAATCCCTGTCCCGTGACGATACATCCTTCGAAGCGCTGTCTCTTGCTCCATATCGCTTCTGTCTTGGGTACTAGTTCCAAGGATACTTTCCACTCCTTCGTACAAACCCCACGTCGTCAGCCCAATGCCGCTTGCGGTCATCATTGACCAGAGGATGCGCCCTCCGATAGCGGGAGGAATTTTATGACCGGCACTTAGCTTTCCCGCAGCGCTATGTAGTTCTCGGCCTGTCATGCCCATGCGGTACAAGTCATTTGTCTTTGCACTGAAGAACCGTGTCCCCATGGGCATAAGAGTGCTAGCCCCTAGCTTGGTGAGGATGAGGGGAGAGTTCCGTGGCCCGAATCTACCGACTGCGTTGTCGTGGTACATAAGGATAAAGTCATCAATGGCATGGGCGAAAGGGTCGCCGCCTTCTTTCGTTATCCTGTCTACTGTTTGAGCGAGATTCCACACATGCGTGTTTGTCTTCGTGCCCATCTGCGGTTTCAAGTACTCGTACATTCCTTGGATGCCTTCTTTCTGGTACACAGCGAGTGCTTTCTCGAAAACATAAGCTCCCCGAGCCAGTGAAGCTTTGGACATCTTCGCTTCAACCCGTTCTTTCAGTAATCCGGTAGCTCCTTCTGCCGAGGTGTCGACAACCCGTTCCAGGAATCTTGCCCCCCGCGCTATCGGAGACATCGCGTTCTTTGGTGTTATTCCCGTGAGGGCCTCAACCACTTTTCCTGCTACGTCTTTTCTACTTCCTGCCTTGTCGGTAATCTGGGACATCTGGTCAATGAATTTAACTTCTGACCGTTTCACATTATCTGTGAGTAATTTACCGACTCGGTTAACCGCCTTATGGGACGCTGGAGTAATATACGACGCCATTGGCATGTATGAGTCAGAAAGAAATCCTCGGAGGGTACTCCAATAGAATTGAGGGATAGCCGCTACTCCACCTTTGGTGAAGGAGGCTTGGCGCAATCCTTGCTGGATAACATTCTTGATAATACTTGCAGGATGGCTTAACAAGATTTGCGGTAAATAGTAGCCGAGAGATTTAAAAATTGTGTTGATGATCGGAGCGGCCCCTAGCGCATCCACATTCTGGAGAAAGTTATAGGTGTTTACCTTGGACAAGTTTCTCCTTATCTCACCAATCGCGGCGGGGGTTTCCCTCTTTATCGCTTCTGCTATCGCCTTGGATTCTGCGGTGTAGCCTAGCGCTTGAAGAAGAACTCCGTGCTCCTGCAAGTAGGATTTGGAGTGAGCGGTGTGAGAATCTCTGACCATTGCTTGGAGATCCTGAATCAATCCACGAGCGGGGTGCATGAGTTGTTCAACGCCTATCTCATTTGCTTTATCGAGCTGTCCTTTTAAGCTAGAGCCAAAGCGTCTGCTTAAATCTTCTGTCAGATAGATAGAGTCATGGGTGTCCGTAAGTGCCGTGTTGTTTTCTTTCTTGGTCGTGACGTAATCCTCTCTCCATTTTCTCGGTTGGAGATTCACGTCTTTATGTTTGTACGCTTCATTGTGCGCCGCGATAACTTCTTCATGAATATCCCAAGATTTAGCCCGAGCTTTGTTGGCGTAGCTAATGTACTCGAAACCTTCGCGCCACATTGCCTGGTCGATGTGGCTTGCCCACAAGATGGGGTCGGAGAAATAGTTAATGAAGTGATTGACGAAGTTCTTTGTCTTGAGTTGAGCTATCTTCGCTCCTTCAATGCCAGACGCTTGCATCGCGACTTCGACAAACTTTTCAAGTTTCTCAGGATTGCCGTGGGTTTTATAATCTTCAAACAGTTTCTTGTACTCTGCGAACCGGGAGTCACTGGTAAAGATGTTCTTGGTTAGCCTGCCTACATCGGTAAGCGAGGCGACTCCATCCCTGCCTTGCAAGTACATCACATCATAGAGCCCGGCTAATCCGCGGGAGCCCGTTAACTTTCCTGCTATCTCCGAGAAACCGGACAAGCCCCATTTGCCCTTTATTTTAGTTTCGGCTTCTTTAATGAGCCCGCCAAATTCTTTAGTCATTCGATGGGAAGCGAGTCTCTCGTATCCTTGGAGTTCGGAAAAGTCATTTCCTACCGAGAGATTCGTTTTCTTGACTATCTCGTAATCTCTCATCTCTGAATTAAGGCTGTCGAGGTATGCGGTGCTTGGATTACCTTTACCTTCTCTCGCTGTCTCCACATGTTTGGAATAGGATTTAACATCGAGTAACAGCTTTTCTACCGCTCGTCCTGAATTGAAATCGTTGAGGGGAGTTGCGATATTTGCGAGAAACCATTCCCGGTTCAATGGAACGCCGAGGACTTCTTGGTGAATATTGTTTAGCGTGTCAAGCACTTCTCGGGAGTTGGAAGTCAACGCATCCAACACATTTTGAGCATGTTCCTGTGTCCGTATCATGTTTCCAGGATCCGCTTCTGCTTTAAGTTTTACTTCAGTCCCGCCGAAAAGATAGCTGAAGAGCTGGAGTTTAGTTTTGTCCGGCAATCCCGTCCCTTCGAGTGCCTGTGTCCACACAGAGGAAAGATAGCTGTGATACGTGTCCAATCTTTCCAAGTTGACGGGAGAAATAACATCTTTGGAAGCTTGCTGGAATGCGGGAATAAGCTTCGATAAAGAGGATGGGCTGTCGAAAGATTGCCCGAGTGTTTCTTTCAATGAATCGATGTGGCCTATCTCTTTGTTCCAATGTTCAACAGCTCCCGCCAAATCTCTTAAAGAATTTATCCCGACAACGCCTTTGGCTTTCTCGACTTCTAACTTAAATCCGTCAACAAAGGCTTTAGGAATCTGGGCTCCCGCCGCCACATTGATTGACGATTGTTTGATGAAGTTATCGGTGGCCGCTCTAACCTCTGCTGGAATCTTGGGATTCTGCATTGCGGGGTTAATGTGCTCATTAAACCTAGCGGCGACGGCAACAGGGTCGTCGTAACTCCCGGCTGATTTGATAAGGTTCTCGTGAGGGAGCACTCTCTTGTTCGCAGTTTCCCTGGCTACGTTCACATTGTTTGTTTTGCTTACTGAGTTCTGAATGTCCTGTTTAACCTCACCCATCTTGTTGAGGATGTTGTTATACGCCATAACCTGGGAAGTCATCCTCCCCGTGAGTCCTGTTTGCCCGGTGTCCTCTCCAATTTTCTTAAGTTCCTGGATAACATATCCCCGGTCGATTTGTCGGTTATTGGCGACAGCTTCATCAATATGCTCCCTGACAAATTGAATGCGGGGGTCGTCTATCTTTTTTAAGTAGGACGCTGTGTCGGACATCTTCACGACTTTATCCGCTAAATCCGTGCTTAAGTCTCTCCAGGTTCCAACAGACGTATTGAAGTCAACGGGATTATCGCTCATCTCAATGAGGTTTCTGATTGTCCGGGAACTGGATTTTCCTAAATCATAACGAGTCAGTTTAGTCTCATCGAGGTTGTCCGTTAATATTTTAGCGGATTCGATAAGATACTGTCGGTACATTGATGGCTTGTTGGCGACTGTCTTTTGCAACTCATAATCGAAGGGAGAGTAAGCATGTTCTAAGCCTTTACTCCTTAACAGTTCTTGCATTCTCTCAGGAGACTCGAGGGCTAATTTATAGTCTGCGGAATCCCTGAGCCCTTGCATCAACTCGGCTGTTTCCTTCGGCATCTGTGCCATCGTCTTCTTAAACGCCGTGTCCGTCATCTTTTGTTGCGGAGTCACGCCATCCGTTATGGCCATCATGTGGTCAAGCTGTTCCTGAACCCTTTTATCTCTTACCCCTTGGTTGAGGACGACTTCCATCGTTTCCGGGGAAATAGGAACATCTCCAACCACATCCTTGATAACTTGTCCCTTAGCCATCTCTCCGGCTTTTTGCCGTAGGGCGGGCTTGTCCGATTCAAGCACATTGGGAATGTCCACTTCGCCTCTAGCCACTTGCATGAGGTGTTCGGTTTTTGCATTAGGAAATGCTTCGGCTACCTGTCTTTCTTTTTGAAGTTCTCTGTTTTGCCTCGGGGAAGCGTCAACGTCAACTCCCGCTTTGGAAGAGAATACTTTGGCGACTCCTTCACCCACGGCGTGGAATCCCGCACCTAAGGCACCGGCGGCCAGGGTACTTGTCCAGGTTTTACCTTCTGCTTCAGTAGGCGAGGCCATAAGGCCACCCTCTACGAATGAGGCAATGAGTTGCCCGCCAAACTTAACGCCCCGTCTTGCGGCAATTGTGGTCAGCGGGTTTGCCAGTGCGCCAATGCCTCGAGACCCAACAAACAATAAAGGGACACCGGCATTGGCCGCTAATTTATTCTTTCCTACTTCAAAATACATATCCCGAGCAGCCCCGGCATAAGTATTCCACATTTCCTTCATCGCTTCATCGGCGTTCTTCGCATCCGTGGGGATTTGTAGTTCGAACAAATTGGTGCCCACGGAGCCTCCATTGTGAAGGTTGTCTTTGATGTAATTCTTGACTTCAGGGGAAAAGAATTCAGGAGGCATCTTTGGCTTTTCTCGAAGGAATTTATTAATCCCGTAAGCTGCATACTTGCTGCCTGCTTCTTGAAACAATAAAGCGTCCATTGTCTGAGCAAGCTTGGCTATCGAGGAAGACGAATTGCCAAGAACTCGGCCTTTTATTATCTCTTCGGGAGGAATGTCCGAGACGGCGGATAATACTCTTGACGTTACGAATTCTTTCTTTTCGGGCGTGAGTCCCGCGTGTTCATAGGCAAGAAACTCTTCTAACTTGTTTGCAGGTATTCTCTTGGTTTTTGGGTCATACCACTGGCTAATGGGAGTAGATTTTCTACCGAATATCGGTTTGTAATATTGCTTGTTCTCTTCCGCAGTGGCCGGGTCAACGAGTGTCGGGAATACCGTGTGAGCGGTGTCCTTGGCTAAGGTTCCAAGTTTCCCCATGACCTCTGCCATGAAGTCGGGAGTCTGGGCTTCACCTACTCGGATTGCTTCATTCTCTTCAATTATCTTTTGTTGGTCGGCGTAGGGCTTGCCCTTTATTGCGTCTCCCAATTCCTTGAACGACAGCGGTTTCCGGCTAGCCATCTCCGAAATCTTATCCAGGATTGCGGATTCCTCCGGGTCTAATTCAACAGCCGTCACCTCTCCCTTCCTTTGAATAGGAGGAGCTTTAGGAGTAGCTACGACGGGAGCGGGAGCTGGTTGCTCTTGTGCCGGTTGAGCTTCTTGTGCTAGCTCAGCTTTGGCTATCGCAAGCGCCTCATCGTCCACCACAGGCTTCGGAGGGGCGTACTGATAATTTTCATCCGCTCCAGTTTCTTCAGTGTCAACTTCTTCTTCAGTCGCCATGTTAATCTCCGTTATTTTCCTTGAGATTGTATCTGTGTTTTAGCCGCATTCACCTTGTTGATGTAGGCGTGGGGATTTCTAGCGTCCAAAGGGTTTGCTGCGTCATACTCTGAAACCCCATCCTTTGTTCTCATCATGACTTGAGGAATTGCCCAGAATACGGTTACTCCAGCTTTTTGCAACGCTTCTCTTTCCTTCGCTAATAGATAAGCTTCTTTGGTGCTTGCCTCTGGAGCTTGGGCCAAGTGTCTCGTCAGTAATTCATTAGCGGCTTTCGTTATTGCCTGAGGAGATTTGTCTCCGCTCTTGTTATAGGCATAGAGGTAAAGTTTCTCTAGGGCTACCGAGGGGAATGCTCCACGGACACTCCGAGGATTGGCATAGCTCTTGGCTTGATCTTCGGGAGAACCCGCCATTACTGGGTTGTTCATATAGGGAGACATTTTGGACAGGTATCCTGTGTTAGTTTTAGCGGCTTCCGTAGGATAAGTAGGTTCTTTCTGCTCGACGTATTGAGGAGGTTTTGGCCCGCCTCCCGATTTAGCTGCGGCAATTCTATCTCGGGGGATGTCCACTATTCCTTGAGCCCCTTTAGTTTCTTCTTGGGTAGTCGGGATTGTGGTTTTTAGTACCGAGACCGCGTTTTTCAGTTTGTCCACTTCCGCGGCATACGCGATAGATTTCTCCTCAACACTCAGGTCACGTCTTGCTTGAAGAGATTGAACCGCATCATCAAATCTCTGTTTCGCGAGATTGGTTGTCATCTCCATTCTGGCTTTTGCATTCGCGTCAACCGCTTGCTTATCAAATATCTTGATGGGTTTGTAGTAATTCATGACAGGTTTCTCGGAAGCATAAGCCGCTCCCCCGGCAACGATTTGTCCTAGAGAGTGAATCATGTCTTGCCAGAACTGCCCCCTTGTCGATTTGTCCAGTTCTCCGTGATAGGCGTTGTACGCTCTTTCCGTGTTGCCGAATCTCTCTTTCTGTTTCTGCTCAACGTCTGTTAAGAATTCCTTGTAAGGAGGAATTTTAGTAGAAAGTAAATTCTTCTGTGCTTCACTAAGTTCACTTATTTTCCCTAAAACTTGTGTGGGGTCTTCTGTCTTAGTCGTGGTGCTTTCTCCCGAAGTGCTTGTCCCCGAGAACTTAGGATTGGCCACAGGATAAGTGGCCGCCTGGTTGCCCGTAGTTGGCGCGGGGGTCGGAGCTGCCACTTTTGGAGTTGCTTTTTGTGGAGTTTTGCTTTGTTTAAGTTTCCCCGCAGCCGCTTGCAACGGGCTCACTGCTTTCGGTTGAGCAGTAGTCGCAGCAAACGGAAAAGCTCCCGGCTGAGCTTTAGGCTTACCTAGCCCTTGCAACATGGCAGTCAGGGCGGGATCGTTGGGATTAAAGGCCGGGGCCTTAGTGGCAGGTGCCGGAGCTACCGGAGCTGTCGTCTCCCTGATTGCTTTAGCAGGCATAGCCGAAGCTTCAGCGGGAGTAGAGCCAATCAGGCTTAATATTTGTTGGTACCATTCATTATTTGCTTCATCTGGGTTTTGATTTTCTTCTTCCATTTTATCCTCCCGCTACTTTTGAAATGCCTGACGTAAGATCCTCGGTTGCTCGGTACCCTGGATAGAACATGAACGGATTTCCGGTGATCGCGGTTGCCGCAACTCCGCCTCCGATTGCTACTATTCCACTTAATATTCCACCGAGGGCTCCCGCTTTTGCCGCGTCCTTGGCTATTTCTTTTTGTTTATCAATTATCTTTTGCATCCGGGCCTTCGCTGCGGTGAGATTTTTACTCTTCAGCTCTAACTCCAATTGTCCTTTTTGCGTGGCTAGCTCTTTGTCCAAGTCAGCTTTCATTTGCTGTGCTCGAGTTGCAAGCTGATATTGCAATCCACTAATCTCTTCTTTATTGACTCGGCCTGCCTGCAAATCTTTGTACAATTGCTGCAAGCCTCGGTCAGCAAGTGCGCCGTTCTGGCTCAGGGCCAGCTCTTTCGCCTGGTAGCCCATTTCAAAGGCTTGCTTGGCGAGTTGATCAGACATCTTGTCCTTGTATTCGACGGTATTTCGTTCATAGTTTCCTACCGCCGCTTCTTGTTTGGAGCCGAGAATATCTTCTTTGTACTGGGCTCCTTGGTACGCTAAATCCTGTTGCTTCTGTTGCTGTTGCGGAATTAGTTCGGAGGCTTGCTGTTGAGCCTTCGCCATAATGTCGCTGATCCCAGCATTGTCGCCTTCCTTGGCGGCTTTAGCGGAAGCTGAGTACACGTCCGAAGCGAGTTTCCCGCGCTCCATTCCCTGACGCTCTTTCTCCATGGGCTGCGCTACATTGAAATAAGCATCCAATGCCTGCTTGCGCGAAGCCACTTTTTCCTCGGGAGTTAATCCCCAATCAGAAAATTCCAGGGCCATTATCTAATCCTCCACCGGCTAAAATCTTTTTAGGTTTAAAGCCTGGATTGTTCATATCCTGCTTCTTATTCATCATCTCAAGGTATTTCAGTTTCTTGTTAAACGGAGAAAGTTTTTGGCTCGATTCCGCTTGCATTGACGGCAACTCAGGCATTAAATCCGCATTCATGGTGGAATCCATGGCGTCGAATGCTTGAGGATGCAAGCCAGGGGCCGGTGGAGGAGGTTGTTCCATTCCCGGCAACGGTTGTCCCATGACGGCGGCTTCCTGGCTTTCGTCAGGAACTTGTTCTTCGGGCTGTGCGTTTTTAGCGTTGAGATAGTCAACGCTGTTTAAGGCGTTGAGAATTTTCCTTAACCGTTCCATACGGGAGTTCCTCCGAAATAGGTGCTTTCCATGGTTTCATATCCAACGCCCCCGCCGATTTTCATTATTCCGTCAATCATGGCGGCGATACCTGAGGCTTGGCTGTTAAGTTGAGACAATGCCTGGGTGGCGTCGAACTGGGCCGTGGCTTGCCAATCTTTAAATGCGTTGTCCATGTCATTGCCTACACGGGCAAAGTAAGCATCTAAATCCGCCATCTTTAGCGCGTTTCCTTTAGCCGCATCAAGCATTCCCATTTCAGCGGTGCCCTTGTCATAGGCCGCCATGAGAGAGTCATACCTGTCTCCAGCGTTCTGGTAGGCCGAGAAATCCTGCTTGGCAATTGTCTGTCCCGCTTGCTGTTGCATCTCCTCCATGCCCTGGCCGAAGGTTCGCTGGGATTGGGATTGTTGAGTTTCCAGCTTGTCCTGGATATTTTCTCGGTTGTACAGAGCTTGTCTAACCCGGTCAGCGACAGTGCCTTGCCTCGTGTCCTCGGCTTTGGCGAGGCCCATTTGTTGCGTTGCGGCTTTCTCCCTTCGCCCGTATTCCCCGCTTCGGTAGCCCTTTTCTGCGGCTAATTGATCGGCAATCGACGTAGTGGGAGTTGGCGCGGTACCCGACCCTTCCCATTGTTGGGCAGCTTTTGCCCGACGTTGGAGATAGTCAGTGTATGGAGAAAGCTGTTCCTCCGTTGGTTTCTCTTTAGTCGAGTCGTAAACTTCTGACGAAAATGACGGCATCTGCTATCTCCTAAACATCTTTGGCGTACCTATTTTCTCGGGTATTCTCATTCTTTGTCTCTTTTACTCTCTTCTCTGTCATTGGCTTGCCTTCTACAGAAGGTGCTACTTTTCCCGCTGCCACGTTGTAATCTTCATCCGCTGCTACTTCTACAGGAGTGACGCCTCTAACGGGCTTGAAGACAGTGTCCCCTGTTTTGGGGTCTATTGTTGGCTCTACTGCTTGACCGTTGTAATCAATCCTTGTCACTTTATTGGTACGGGGGTCGACAGTCATGCGGATTCCATTCACTTCGTCGATAACTCCATCTGGGCTTTGGGGAATAATGATAACATTTCCTGATTTGTCGATGTTAACTTTTGCTTTTCCGTCTAATCCAGGAACCGCTTTCTCTACAGTATCTTTGAGGGCAAGAATCTGGTTGCGCATAAAGTCAGTGCGGAGGAAATTAGATCCTCCTCCCGGTTGAGCGCCCGACGCTGTTAAATCTTGAATATCTTTTTGAGTGTACATTTTGCTAGGGTCAGGGCTTCCACCGAGTTGGGTCACTAAATCTGAACCAAAGCCTTTGCTATCAGAAACTTTATCGATAAAGGTTTCGGTAGAAGGCATTACGATTTCTAATCCCGCAGGAGTTTTTACAGTGTACGTGCTGGAAGTGGAATCATAAGTAACTTCCGACCCTGGTAGTGATTCTTTTATCTCTCGCTTAAATCTTTCAGGGTCTTTGCGGTACACTTCTTTAAGCACTGCTTTGCCTGCTTCTTGCTGCGTTAAAGGTTTCGCAATCGTCATATTCCCAGGGAGATTGCTTGCGCCTAACCCTTGAGTGGTCACACCTTTTAACAAGTCACTTTCGGCTACGGCAGACTTAACATTGGCGTTCTTAGCTTCTACGATTTTGTTGAGAGTGTCTGCGTCAATAGGAATATACTTTCCTCCAAAGTTCAGGAAGAAGTTTCCATCTTTATCTTGCTCCACTCCCATTCCTTCGAGAGTCGGGGCTAGATTTTCACCGGTAAGAGCGTCTCCTTGAGCGGCTCCCAGTAAAGTATTTACCACTTGTCCCGCATCCATCACAATAGGCAACTTCTTTCCAAGTTGAGAGACAAACCCGTCAACGGTGGAATTCATCGCATTTAAATTCGTAACGGTTCCGGCGAGAGTGTTTATTGCTTCGCTGATTTGCTTGTCCCTAGATACTTGTTGTTCTAGTAATTGCTTCCCTTCCGCTGTTTGTCGGTACATATCAGCGAAAGTTTCAGAGTATTTACCAGGGTTCCCTAAGATTTCTCCGGCTACTTTTTCTACTGCGTCGTAGTATTTAGCAATTCCTTTTAAATCGACCACACCATTGGCTACATCGAAGTACAACGCTAAGTTAGGCAACCCAGCTCCGATAGCCGGGTTAAGTTGTTTAAGTACCGGGAGCAGCTTTTCCATAGACATGGCGTTAGCTATGGAAGCCGCGTCTTCGGGCTTCGCTAATCCATAAGAAATCATTTGCTGAAACCAAGGAGAATTGTCTATTTCTGTTCGTAGCTTAGGGGTAGCCGCGTTAACGGCAGTCCTTTGTGTCTGGAGATTTGTCCACAGTTTACCAAATGCCTCATTCACGAGATTGGTGTTCTTGGCTTTCAGTGTATTTAATCTTGACAATTCAGATTGTGCTTCTTTTAATTTAGTGCCAACCGCTTCCTTAGCATCTTTTGTCCCAGCTTGCATGGCTTTAGTGTAAGCAATTTCCTGTCCCCCCATGACGGATTGAAGCTCTTTTTGTATTTGAGTGGTCAATTCCGCTTTAACGTTAGGGGGTAACTTATCAAATTCTAGCTTTAGCGCTGCGGTCGTCATTTTATCCAGGCCAGGAATTCCCGAATCCTTAAGCAACTCTGTCATGCCTCTTTTGAAAATATCTTCTGTCTTGGTTCCAAGAAACCCGGCCATCGTCTTTTCTAGGGATGTGGTGAACTCTTGTTGCGTGGCTTTAGTATCCGATAAATCCTTCACTCCACTTAACAAGTCTCCGAAGAAACTTCTTACCGTAGTTGAAGGGTCAATCTTCACATTGTACATCATCTCTTTTACCTGGCCCAAAGCCCACTGTTTATCGACGTTCGGGTCGGATAATAATCGAGTAATCTGATTCTTCATCGCTCCGTCAGGTCGGAGAGTAGTTTCTTTAGGTACGCCGTTAGCGTCTTCTTGAACAACGGTAAAGCCTCCGGTTGACGACAATTCGTCCAACCACATGGAGAATTGCCCTTGTTCCCCGGCAGCGTCACCCAGGTATTTTCGCAACATGGCTCTGTCTTCTGCGGCAATCCCGGATTCTGGGTCATTGAGTGCCGTGGTAATGAATTCGTAGAAGGAGCCAGTATCCTGCATCATATCGCCCCAAAAAGTAGCTTCTGGGTATTTCTTCATAATTTCATTAAGGGGGCCTTTGACTTGGTCGAGGACTTTGTACAGGTTGTCTTTCGCCGTGCCAAATTCTCCGCGTTCTTCCTTCAATACCGTGTCTAAGGCACTCGATAATTGGGTGTTGGCTTCCTGACTCCATTTACTGGCTCGTTCTGCTTGTGCGGATTGCGTATCGAAGGTTTTCTTCAACGAGCTTTCCACTTCACCGCTGAACAATCCAGAGGCCGAAACCATAGCTTTTTCAAGTTCATCTTGAATATTGGTTGAGGAAAGAGTCGCTAACTCTAACGCCGTGTTTCCTTCTTTGCCAGTTTCTCCATACCATTTAGTAGGATCTTGTCTTCCAGCGCCCATAAGTTGTTCATAGGTTTTCTTGGTATTCCGCAAATCGGAAGCAATGCCGAACGTGTCCATCTCTTCGAGTTGGGCACGTAATGCCTGGGCTTCGGTGGTTTGGGACATTCCCTGATCCTCGAGCATGTCGAGGGTGTCGACCATTTGAATCAACCGACTCGTGTCAGCCGTGGGATTCGCGAACAAGCCACTGGCAACATCTTTGAACTGTTTTGCCTTAAATCCACCGGCTCCGGTTTGCTCGAGGAACGGGCGCATCGTGTTGAGGATTCCCTGTTGAGCGCCTTGCTTTTCAGCGACCGCGGGATTTAGCGCGTCTTGACTTGTTCCGGTGTGAACAAGTCCATCGGTTCCTACGTAAGACTGCAATCCGGTTTCCGTAGGGCCTTGCGTGAGAAAGTTGTTTACCTCTTCTTGGAGTTTGTATTTGAAGATGCCGATTTTGGGGGAAGCCTCGGCCACCGCCATGTCGATTCCCGATTGCTCCATCTCTTTGCGCTTGGCTTCTTGTTTCTCCGGTTTCTGAATTTGCGTTTGGGCTTTTTCCTGACGCATTTCAGTGGCGTTGACTGTTCCGGTGTGAACAAGTCCATCGGTTCCTACGTAAGATTGCAATCCGGTTTCCGTAGGGCCTTGCGTGAGAAAGTTGTTTACCTCTTCTTGGAGTTTGTATTTGAAGATGCCGATTTTGGAGGAAGCCTCGGCCACCGCCATGCCGATTCCCGATTGCTCCATCTCTTTGCGCTTGGCTTCTTGTTTCTCCGGTTTCTGAATTTGCGTTTGGGCTTTTTCCTGACGCATTTCAGTGGCGTTGACTGTTTCGTCTTGGGGCACGGGTTCACTGGGCTTGAACGCCCCCGGGTACATGCTGCCCGCCATATCTTGCTGTTTCGGTGTCAGACCGGTTTCAGTTGTCGGTTTTTTGAATTGCGATTGAGTATTTCTCGTCATCCAGTCAGAAGGTGTTCGTAACCCCATAAGAAATTTCCTCGTCATGTGCTTGCAGAAGATAAGATTGCATCTCTGTCATAGCTTACAACGAGTTCCTTCGAAAGTCACATCATGAAAATGTCAGCTTTTTCGGAGTAGAGGGAGACGGTGTGAATTGTGGAATCGTAAATCACGTTGTTGTCGAGAAGGAGTTTCTCTTTATCGATTCCCATAATAGTACGAACTTGTTTGCCTACGGTAACCTGATCTCCGACTTTAAAGAACGTAACGTCTGAAACCGGGATTCTGTCTTGCGGTTTTCCGGGGGTAGTTTCCAGGATGGCGACGGTTAATAGCTTTGCTTTAATCACAACGTTCCTAGAACTCTTGCTGATTATTTGAATGAACTCTATTCTCCCATTTGCTTGAAAGGAGAGAGGAGCCGAGCCCAGATTATGGGCAATTGTCATCTTAAGTCCATGGGCAATAGGAACAATTCGATTAAAAGTCTTAAGGTTCTCGGCAACGGAGATTCCCGTCTCATTAAACCTAAGCAGGAAGCGATTAACTAGAGCATAATGCTGTAAAAATTTAGCAAGTTCTGCGGGTTCATTTCCAGTGGGTTGGTAACTTATTCCTTCGAATTTCATTGATGCGTCCTCCGTATAAAGAGGATAATTGACTTGGCTTAGTAAAGCCAGTATAAGGCAAGAAGTTTTGCGTGGGCCAGATTAGAGCCCTTCCCCACGCAAAACTATAGTAACACTACTGAAGGGCTCATACAACAGAGGGCCCATTTATGTCAAGTTTAACGATACAGAATCAATTCCCTTTAACAAAATTAACCGGTTCCAAGTTTCCTGTGAAGGCGTCAGTGCTTCATCGAAATTTGGAATCCGGGTGGAAGTTCACAGACTGGCTGAAAGTCAGGATTGAAGAATACGGATTTGAGAAGAACAAGGACTTTGAGATACGTCAAAAGAATTCTTGTTCTTCAGGTCAGGAATTCCTGACCGCCAAGTCACAAGTTTATTTGACCTTGAACAGGGCTAAAGAGTTAGCGATGGTCGAGAAAACGTGGGTCGGGAGACGAGTCAGAAAATATTTCCTGGAATGCGAAAGACAGTTGCTCAGTTCAAAGCCAACCGGGAAGATGATCACTGACGAGTACGGGACAAAGTATAAACCTAAAGTTCTGCCCGAAGCAAAGAAGATTAAAGTTGTCGCGTCCGCTGCCGAAATATTAGGGATTGAAACTGGAGATAGTCTAGCCAGTGAATTAAACAGAGAGCAGTTGTTGACCTGTATGATTGAATTATTGGATGCAAATGTCGGAGGAAAGAAAGTTACTCGGAAGAAACTGATAAAGCTGATAGAGAATCCTGAACTGTCCTCGAAAGATGTTGGACTTATATCCGAGTATACCTGTTTCTTTTAAGTCCGAGTCCCGCCTTTTTGGCTTACAAGGCGGCTGTTCCCCAACCATCCTTCCACAGAAATCCGGTAAATAGGGAAATCTGTGTCCACCGTTGATTCCGCTAATCGGAAAGAGATAGTGAAGACTCTCTGAGCTATCGTCTCTCTTAATTGCTTCAAGAGCTGCGTGTTTCCTTGGGTTACCGTTCCTTTGTAGAAAGAAGCCCCGGTTTGATTGTAAATCTCAAGAGGGTACTCCGCCGATTTAAAATCAATCGTGTAATATGTTTCTGCATTGAACGTGGAATAATCTCCAAAAGCGAACAGCACATTCCGTAAGAATTTATACTTCTGTAATTCTTCCGCGTCCAGATATCGAGTTTTAAGGTTGAAATCTATCGGCCCGTTTCCGTCTCTAAAGCGAGAAAGGGAATCTTCATTGCGGATTTTACTGACTCCGCCTTCTGCGTTGATGAAGAATATTTCTCGATTCGCGGTAACGAATTTAAGAGCTGGTATTCCAATGTTTGCGCTCCAGCCGAAGACTCCGTCGTTGTAGCAGTAATCGAACTGACCGTTAACGTTACCTGTGTTGTCCACGTATTTACTGTAATAAGGAGCCCCTAAATGGACAATCTTTCTCTCAGCGTCCGTGTAACCCGCACATCGTTTTAGCATTCGTTCAGACGTATCCACGTTTTCGTTGAAGAAGCGGTTAAGCTTAAACACTTGCTCCGTCGTACTGCCATCGGTGAAATAGACGCCCGATGCGTTCATAAAGTAACAATAAGAAATTGTAGTTGGGAGGTTGTTTCCACCAACACTTCCTGTGGGTGACTGGATTCTCTGGGCTGCGATTTTCCCGCTTTCGTCGAAAGTAACCCGCCAAATAGAATTCTTCTTTGTGATGATTCCCGCATTCTGGAAAGCCGCCATCCCGGTGATCTCTGAGTCGTCTTCCGCATTAATCTCTTTGTAAAAATCCTTGCGGAAAGTAGGCAAGGAGCCAAGGATTGCGTTAGAAGCTGAAACAGTATCCGTCCAAATCAAAGATGAGCCACGGTTATCTTCTCGCCCGTATAGCGTGTAATTGGTATTGTAGACCGGTTTCACGGTTACTGGGAGGAGCGTGGTATTGTCTATTCCTTGAATTTCCCAGTAACCAGGCCCTCCCACGGCGGAGACAGTGACAAAATTGTTTTCTCCGTCTGTCGAGTAGACCACGAATTCTCCAACCGAGATGTTTTCGGTGGTTGATAAACTAGGAACATTGGTCGATTTACGAATAGCGTGAAGGAATCTTTTGGTGATTTGAACGTAAGTATTGTCGCTAATGTATTGGTTTTGAGAATACACTGGCAAGGCTAAATCATAGAATTCACTGTTAGTAGATAGCCTTCGGGGAACGGGAATTGGGTATCTTCCGTAAACCAAAGGAAAGCTACGAATGACGCAGGAATTCATCACGCCGGTTATTTTTCGGTAGTCTATTGCATAGGTTTCGGTAGCGGTTCCCGTAGTCAGCCAAGGTTTGGGGATAGGGATTATAATTTTATTTGTGGCAATTCCTGTTATTTCATCAATTGGTCCACTTAATTCTAAGCATACTGAGTCATTATCGTAGCCCCGCACCAGCAAATAACTCCCTCTTCCATAGAGTCCGACTCCCGCAGTAAGGTACGTGGTAAGATATGGAACATTCCCGGTTAGTCCTACCGTAAACATTTTCTTCGTATTAACTACATAGCTAAGTGCATTTAGTACTACGGATTCGCTGATTCCTCCGGGCTTTATGGCTCTGGTAGAAATTGATTTTACCGTAATAGTTCCGGCGGCTGAGGCTGTAACCACCCAAGAAACCCCGGACAGCCTAGGAAAGTTCGCACTGAGTTTCTGTCTATCAAGATTAAGTAGTTCAAAAGTTAGATAATCACCTACGGCGAAAATACCCCCAGCTCCTCCAATTCCTGCTTTAGCGACTGTAACGTAATCAGGAGGAATGGTGAAATCTTTCAAAGCAGCAACATAGGAATCAACAGCGGTTGCAGTGTTCAGCGCTCTAAAGACTTCAATAGTAATATCTCTATTATCTAAAGTATTTCCCCCACTGACTGTTCCAATAGTTACGGCATCAAAGGAAGCAGTAGCCCCGGCTCCTTTAACCAGGAAAGGAGTGATGCGGTAATTATTTATTGTCCGAGTTCCTCCGCCTGACAGGACGATTGCTACAGTGTCCGTGAACACACAATACCAAACTAAATCCTCATCGAAGGAAAGTACTTCGTCACCTTGGGTAGAGGTGACTGAAATGTAGGTTCCCACTCCGTGAAGGACTAAATATTTGGTGTCGATAGATGCATTCCACGTAGCTTTTGGAAATACATCTTCGTAAAAGGATAACACCAATTCGGGATTAGCGGTATTTGTTCCGCAAGAAATATACACCCCATCTAAGTTACTTCGGAGAAATTTACCGCCTATGGCAGGAACATTTTCGAATACTGCAAACCCCGTTCCTTTGATGGCTTCAGGAACTCCATCCGTGCCGAAAGTTGGGTCTGTCCAGTAGCTCGTGGCATTATAGATAATATCCGCCGCAGGTTTAGACACTGTGAAGACTTCTGTTTCAAATTTTATTGGCAATCCTTTGATGTTTACTTGTCGGCTACCTTTGCGCATAACTACACGAGTTGTTCCAGCAGTGAAAGTAGCGGGGGCCGTATAGTCCGCGCTTTTAAAGATGTTTGCGGTGTTTGTATAAGCAACCGTTGCTGCTCCTACTCCAACCTCCGCATTTCCGTACTCGAGGGCGTTAACCAGGTACCCAGGAAACGTGGCGGGGTAGTTATTATCTGTCCCTCCCAACACCGTGGTGGTGGCATTAACGTCACTTGTATTTGCCTGTTGTGACGTTCCATTGGCTACCATGCCTACGGGGGCAGTGTAATATTCCTTATACGTTGTCCCGTTATCTTCAGATACTTTGATGTATAAATATGCCGCAAACCTATTTGCATCGTCAAACACTCTCAAAGGTTTGTACTTTACATAGGGGAATGAGGTTAAGTTTGCTGCAAGTAATCTTCCAGCTATTGTTGCCAGGTGTTTCGCTCTCGGCGGAACCAATATTGGATTGCCTATGCTGGACAATACCGGAGCCGAAGCTAACGCAGAACCGGGAATATCTCCCACAATAACGGAAATTGGGGAATAGACATCACGAGTAACGTCAGCCGCATTTGGGAATATCCTGATTATTCTATAGAGGAAAAAGTCTTGTTCTACATTTACTTCTGTGTTTATGGTGGACACATAAGCATGAACAAATACTTGGTACCCGGCAGGAACTAATGGAGGATAGCTGATTTTATACTCGACTAATTCTGCGTAATCGCTTCCGTCTCCAGCCGCGTTAGGCGTAATGCTTCCATCTCCGAGCACCGTGTTTTCTGTTTCAATTCTCATTCCATTTACGTCGTAAAACACATAGGTAAACACTGCTCTAACAGGTTGACCTATCTTCTGGTTATTGGCGGATACGGCAATAGGAAATGTTCCTTTTGTTCCAGGAATACTTCGTGCCCCGATAACCTTTGGGCCAGGAAGTGAAAGATTAAACGGAATATTCCCATCATACCGCACTATGCCTTTATCGTCTCCAATGTAGGCTCCAAATGAGTATTTGGTGGAGGGTTTAATTTTTGTAACATTCCCTGAAACTTGGTCTAATCTTATCTTTGTTGAATATGCCTCAACAACTTCCCACGGATTGCAGACGTAGATTAAAGAATTAGAAGAAATGCTTATTGGATAGTCAAACCCTAAAACACCTGCATCACAGTAACTAACTCTATATGGGGTTATTCCATCAACATAGATGATCATTCCAGTGGGGAATCCACTTCCTGAAATGGTTATTGTGTTCGTATACCGGGTAAAATGTAGAACTTCTCCCGTACTAACAGTAGCCGGGGCGTCTCCGGTAACATAAACCCCAGCAGTAGTTACCGCTGAAACTAGCATCTGATATACTGTAATTGCCTGGGTATCAGAGTTCTGTCGCTGAATAAATACTTTATCCCCTACGAGATATACAGTATTCGCCCCCGCATATGTTATGAAATATACTCCGAGGCTTTTTGTCAGAGTCTGTCCGGTTAACGCTGAAGGAGGAGTGATGGAATATTGAGTTGTCGTGAAGAAGGTTGAGGGTTCTTTGTAAAGATTTCCATCGACACACGTTACAAGTTTATCTCTTTCTTCCAAAAGCTGATAGAAAGATTCCAGTGCCGTAGGTATAACTTCAGCTCCAATTCCTTTTACATAGTAAGTTCCAGCAGCAATGGTTGAATAAGTTATCCTGTCTTCTGCTTCAACGGAATCTGGATACACTGTGGCAGCGGTTGTTACGTCAGCATCACTCGTGCGAGAAATTATTGGGGCTACGAAATACAGCGCATCTTTTACAAAGTCTGGACGACTGCTCATTACCGCAGGAATAAAGATAACATATTCCCCATTAACTTTGGATGAAAAGGTCATTTTGCCTTGAACGGGACACCAGTAATATCCGATGGAATGTACATATTCTACCGTGTAAACTTTATACGCATTGTTTGTCCCAGGAGCCACGCTCACTATTTCAACGTTAGTAATTCTTTTTAGTTTAGGTAGACAGCATCCTGGATGTGCATAAACCGACACATTCGCAGCAGGGAGGATACCTGCGGGAATAATAAAAATGGAGGGGGATAATATCTTTATCGGCTTCCATGATTTAGTGCTTGCCATAGTGGTATTGTCCCACAGTATTTCATTGTCTTCTATCATTCCGGCATAACCACCGTCCAGAGAATTTAATATCTCAGCAATGGCATATTTACTGTCGGCTACTCGGTTTGTTTGATACCCGAATTTACTGTCAAGAAACGCTAGCCCGGCTGCGTTTAGTACGGTAACTCTGACTGTAAGAGAACGAAAATTTATCTTGTCGTAAGCTAAACTGTATCCGCCTACGGCTAACCTGGTTTCGTAAATCATCTTACAAGGAAAATCGGAGTGATAAGGACAATGCCCTGGACGCTTTCGAATGACTCCAGCTTCGCTTAAGTCCGCGTTCTCTAAGTCGATGCAATATCCTTCATCGATGCTCGGAATCGTGTTGGAGCCATCAAACCCGTGTTGTGAAGATACGGGGATGATTGCTGTTGAGTTAGCAAGTAAAGTCATCGGCTAATCCTCATTATCTTGCGTCCGTAGTAATTCCGTTCCACCATTTTAATATTGATTCCCATAGGCCGTCCACCGGTGTCTCCCATGAGTTCTTGAAGCATAAGCTTTAAGGCGTTTTCGGTTTCTTTATCGGTTTCATTGATACCGCCTCTGACGCGCATTACTGCCCAGTCAATGAGGAAATTATCAAACGCTTCACCATAAACCGAAGCTCCAGTTGTGTATCCAAAGGTTACGAGGTCGCCGACTTGTATCGTTCCCCATTGAGTTCCCGGCAATTCCGAGATGGTACAACCCTTGAAATCATTCTCTCCACCTATTAAGTAATAAGCTGATTGAATCGTCTGAGCTGTTCCGCCTGTTCCGGTAACCGCGACACTGATTAACAGCAATGCGGCAGCCGAGGCATTTATCGCTGTTTGTATTTGCGTAGCTGTAGATACCGCGCTTTGAATTTTAACAGAAATAGCTTTCCCTGAAACCGTGACAACTTCCGCTCCAGCAGTTCCGCCCCCTACATACGTTATATTGATGAGTTCTTCACCCGTTCCAGCGGTTACTGCGGTGTACGTTAAATCCTGAATAACGGCTTTCGCGTATTTCCGGGGAGAGGTTTGAAGAGATATTTTCTTCGTCGTTGTGTTGACCGCTGAATAAGAATACAGCGCTTTAACCTCACCGGTATCGCAATCACTTACTGAGATAAAGGCGGTATCATTGAATCCCGCGTTATCTTCAACCTCACTATCGTTTAGCTCACTCAGGAATATCTCGTTACTGCGGAGTTCTGTAATAGTACCACAGAAAACTCCAAGAGGAGGAATCTTTCTGGAGACAATAAGTTTTGCTTTGTAGCTCTGTAAAGGAGGCGGAAAGATGTAAACTTTATTGTTGAGCTGACACCACACTTCAGGGTAATAGGTGCGGATTCTCGTTGTTTGATATACTAAAGCCTGTTCATAAGTAACCTTTTTAACCGGTTGCCAGCTCCAAGGATTCGTAGATTCATTCGGAGGAGCAGGAACAGCGAGAACTTTCAACCGTTTGTTGAATAAGTTCTCCGGTAAATCATATTCAAAGATACCGGCTGATAGTTGCAAGTCTTCAGCAATTCCGTAAAGCTCATAGTTGGCTTTGACGAAATGATTGTAAGCGTAAACATATGCGTTGTTTAAACGGTGAATGATATATGAATCGCTTATTGGATCAGTTTGATACTCGTGTACCAATTCACGGACATTAGTGACCATTTCTTTTGTATTCACCGCTCAACTCCTATTATAATCCAAGATTTTTTAACAGCTCTTGAATCTTCTGATCAGGAATCCCTGCTTCTTTTAAAGCTCTTTGTACTTTGTAAGATTGGCCGAATTTCTCAGCCATTCCATTTGGCGCTAATTTATCTTTTAACTTTCCTACGGGAGCTGGGCCTTTAGGAGGCGTATTTGCCGCGGGTGTGTGTGCGGGGCGTTCCGGTCGCTTGGCACCGAATAAGTCACCTTCGGAAGGAATATTCGACAAAGGTCGTGCTTTACCAAATGCTTTAGATTTTTCCACTTCAACTCCACCTTTACCTAAGGGTTTAACGGCTACTTTTTCTTTAGCCAAGCCTTTTTCACCGGCGTTAGGATATTTCTTTTTTGCTTCGGCTGTTCTTCGACGGAAACTATCATCTTCAGATTCTCCACCAACGGAGTCGAACAAGGCGTCGGACTCTGAGGATTCGCTATCTGGGAGAACGGTATTAAGGTTGCGAAGATAGCTATCATCTATCAATTCGTTAGGAGCATCCCCGAATTGTGAATCCTTTTCTGCGGGAGTGGCATCATGATACCAATTACGCTTTTTAACGGCTTTTCCGCTTCCGGCTTCTTCGGCACCGGGGTCAAACTTATCGAGTTCTGACATGAAGTCATCCATCGAAAAATCTTCAGAAGCGTCAATGCCCAATTTAGCTTTTCGCTTGGCTTCTTCTTCCGGGGTTTCTTCATATTCCGAGCCATCGGAGAGCCCCTGCATAATTTCGTCAAGTAAATCTTGATCCATTTCTACGTTCTTAGCCATTGATAACTCCTATTATCTTTGTGGGATGTCGCCTGATTCCATCGCTCCGGGAACAGCGCCGCCGGGCATTGGCATTGCAGGTTTCTTGGCACCGAGAGAAGGTGTTGCGGCCCCTGGTTTGCCGAGGATTGATTCAATCTGAGTTAACTGCTCAGGAGTTGCGTTATATCCCGCTCCTTCTAAAGCAGAAGCTAAGGGAGAACCGTCACTTCCGAATAAATCGTCAGGATTGTCTTCGGGAGAAGTAATATCTTGTGACATAATAGAATCAATATCTTCGTCGGGCTCGCTGTGTGGCCCTTTTGTCATTTCATCTTGCTGACCTGCAAACATGTTACCTGGCATAAAAACTCCTCGTGATTATTTAATAGTGGGTTCAAAGGTCTTTACAAATGCGTTAAATCGTCTGTGTAATAATAAAGCTCTTTTTGAGAGTAGCACAGGATGTGGGCGAATGTGAAGTTTGATTGACGTGGTTCGGAGAAGCCAGGATAAAGGAAGAAGTTTTGCGTAGGTTGAAATTGAAGCCTCTCCCTACGCAACACTTTAACTAACGAATAGAGGCTCTCGTGAAAGGGCTTTTATGTCAAGTTTAGCGTTACAAAATCAATTCCCTTTAACAAAATTAACCGGTTCCAAGTTTCCTGTGAAGGCGTCAGTGCTTCATCGGAATTTGGAGGTGGCTTCTAATTTTTCCACCTGGATGAAAAGACAAATCGAGCGATACGAATTCGTCAAGAACGTTGACTTTGAGATACGTCAACCCAAGTCCTGTTCTTCAGGTTCCAAATCTGGAACCTCAAAATCAGACTATTACTTGACATTAAACATGTCCAAAGAGTTGGCGATGGTTGAGGAGACAGAAATAGGAAGACGTGTCAGAAAATATTTCCTGGAATGCGAAAGACAGCTTTTAACCACCTCACTAAGTGAGGAGGTCGATTACAGGGACAAGAGAGGAAAAATGGTTACCAACGAATACGGGACAAAGTACGTGCCTGAAGTTCCGATGGAAGAGAAAACGATGATTATTGTTGCGGAAGCCGCAGAAGAATTGGGCTTAGAAGAAGGAAAACACTTCATCGTTAATTTGTCTGAGAGTGAAAAGTTAACAGGAATGTTTTATTATAATGTAAGAAGAGTGCTGGGAATAGAGAGAAAGAATGCCCAAATAGCTCTCTGCTTGCAAGGGAAATTGCACGTCAGAGAACTTAAATCAAAGTACTTTGAGCCACAAATTAGTTTAACGCTACAGCGATCATATCAATATCAAGAACGCTTGGTGCCGCAGTTGCCGCAACATAGCCAGCCGCATGACAGTTTCGCGCAAAAATCTGTAAGGGGCCAGTGATGCGAGTGCTCAGACTTGTAGCCGGACGCTCATTTACATACAGAGCTAACGTAGGAGTTCCGCTGGTTGCTCCGTGGTTGTATTCCAACCGGCAGAGGAAAGAGCCCGTAGGAAGGCTAAATGCCGAAGAAGTTTGCAGCGCTGCGCCTGTAGTAGCACGGCAGATAATGCGGCCTTGGTTTCCGTAAAGTTTGATTGCAACAAACGGGGCGTCGGTTGTGCTACCGTTTCCGTAAGCAGGAACCTTGGCTGGGTCAATCAAGTCTGAAGCCGTGATAGTTGAAGCTAAACCGAATTCAGAGAACTGAATGGTTACTGCGTCGTTTCTTTCTGTCCACTGTTTAATATCAAATAACGCAGTCCAGTTTTGCGCAGGTGCCAACCACAACGCATTCTCTTGATGCATTGCGGTAACATTGGCTCCGTTAACGCCGGTTCCAACATCGCGACACACTAAACGAAGAACTCCGGTATCTCCAACGGCAGCAGCGTTAGGAAATCCGGCAGGAACTGCGGTTGAGTCCGAGGAACGGAGGCTCATTAATTGGCTAGCGCCTAGTATATAATAAGGGTCTAAGTCGCCATCCACGTTAATGCGGCTATTTACAATCTCGG